ATGTCCTACTCCGACCCCAGGCATTGCCACAACCAGCGCGTCACCCAATGGCTCGCCGCGATACGGCAGCATGCCGCCTGGCTGTACGCCGCGGATGAGCAGTACCTGTATCTGGTGGCCGAGGCAAACGAACTCTACCAGTGCGGAATCGTGGGCCTGCAGGACCGCCACGACATGGTCACCGACGCCTTGGGGATGTACGGCTGGGCGATCGAGCACGGCATCACACGCGAGACGCACTACTGCTCGGACTGCTGCTACGACGTGCTCGACGGCGGCGTCGTCGTCGGGAGCGTGGACGACGAGGGCATCTACCACGGGCCCGCACCCGCACGACAGCGGCTGGGCTACCTCGGCCGGGATCCGCTCGACGGGATAACATACCTCCGCCTGGGCCAGGCGCTCGAGCGCGCGGGCGTCGTACGCGGCCTGGTGATCGAACTCGACGCCGGCGGCACGCTGCAACTCGCCGAGCAGATCCCGGATGACTTCCGGCCATGGCGGTGGGCCTGAACTACCCTTACCGCACACTCACTTCGTCTGGAGCGGTGCGATGTGCGGCAGGCTTTCGCAGTACACGGGTCTTCACGAGTTCGTCGACGCGCTGTCGATGCCCAACGTCCTGGTCAACCTCGTCGGCGAACAGCCACAGCGCTACAACGTCGCGCCGTCGACGGCGGTGACGACGCTACGGCTCGAAGGCGATGCGCTTGTAGCTCAGCCGATTCGATGGGGCTGGCGGCCCTTCTGGGCCACGGATCGCGCGGCGCCGATAAACGCTCGGGTTGAAAAGGTGGCGCATGGACGCTTCTTCAGCACCGCGTGGAAACACCGAGCGCTGACGCCGATCTCGGGCTGGTTCGAGTGGTTCGAGTGGGTCGATGGAGGCGAGGCGCGGAAACAACCGTTCCACATCCAACACCGGGACGGGAGTCCGATCCTATGCGCGGCCATCGGCCAGTTTCCTGGCCTCGATGACGAACCGGCAGATCACCATGGGTTCGTGATCATTACCGCGGACGCCGATGGCGGCCTGGTCGATATTCACGACCGGAGACCGGTGGTGCTGCCGCCCGAGCTGGCCCGGGAGTGGATTGACCCAGCGACAACACCGGAGCGCGCGGAGCAGATCGTGCTCCACCAGGGCGAGCCGAGCGAGTCGTTCCGGTGGTACGCGGTCGACCCAGCAGTTGGGGACGCCCGAAACCAGGGCGCCCACCTGATCGAGCCTCAGCGCTCCGCTTCGTAGGCTGCTACGCCTGCGCCGACGGCGATCCATCCATCTGGCGAGTGCGCGGTGTCGCAGATCGATACGTCCACCGTCTGGCCTTCCTTGGGCTCGGCTGGAAGGATCGCCGCAGTACGCCGCAGGTCGTTCGAAGACGGCGCGAAAGTGCTTTCAGAGCAGTGGAATGCCCATATCCCGTGTTTTCCGGAACTGCCTATCTGGCGGTCCAGCTTTAACGTCCACTTCCCCGCCAATCGAATCACCAGCATCGCCCTGCTCCGTAGGAAAAGGCCGTAGTCTACTCCTAATCCTGACAGGCCTGATTCGCAGCCAGGAGCTGCGCCTCGTAACCAATCCGCTGCCGCCGCTCGGCCAGCAGCGCACGGACCTTGGTCTGTAGGTCGTCGCTCTTCTTCAGCCCAGCCGCTGCCCATGCCGGCACCTCCACCGCCGGCACCCGGCACGGCACCGCCACCGGCACTTCTACGCGCACCGTGCGCGGCTCAGGCTCGACCTGGCCGGCGCATCCCGCCAGCGCGAACACCAACCCCAGCACCTGCACCACCTGCGCCTTTCGGCTGCACCTGCCGAAAATCGCTGCACCTGCAGTCTTTCGCCACGCCTGCAGTTTCATAGGCCCAACTCCTGATCGATGACCACTTCGGCTGCCAAGCACTGATCACCAGCGGAGCGCTCACGCAACAGGCGCTGTGCCGCGGCATACTGCTCCGCGGCCTGCTGCCGTCCCCGATCCACAGCCAGCGCGGCATCCCGGGCCCGCTGTTCGCCGACCACGCGCAGCGCGGCAACCTGCCGGACCTGCTCCGCTACTGCGGCCTCCAAGCTCCCACGAGCGGAACGGCAGGCGGCCAGATCCGCCTGCGCGGCATCGAGTTGTGGGCGGTAGTGCTGCGCGCCGAGCCAGACACCACCGGCGGCGCCGAGGCCGACCAGCAGCAGGCAGGCCAGCGCGATGGTTACCCAGCGCCAGGGGATCACGATAGCGGCTCCAGGAACAGGACACGTTCCGCCGCTCGGCGCTTTACCAACCCCTCCAAGCGCTTACCACCCGCATTCACCCATCGCGGGAACTGGTCCGCTGCTCCCTGGTAGTCACCCTTGTTCAGCAGCTTGAGCAGAGTGGACGACGCAAGATTGGCTGCGCCCAGGTTGTAGACGAAGCTCATTAGGGCATCCCACTGATTCTGGTTCAGTGGCGCCTTCACCAGCCTGTCTAGCTCCGGCTCGAAGCGCCGAAGGTCGTTCGACAGCATCCGCTCGGCCTGCTCGACGGTGATCGTCATGTAGCGGGTGACGCCCCGCGTTGTGCCGTAGCCAATGGTCCAGACACCTACCGAATCCTGGTAAGCGGACAGGCGCAGGCCCTCGAAGGATTTGATGAGGTCTATGCCTCGTTGGGATGTACGCATTTACGGGTCTCCAAAAACGACGAAGCCCGCGCAAGGCGGGCTTATCTTCGTCGGAAAGGTGTTCGGGTCAGCTACCGGTCAGGATCGCCAGCAGCACAGGAGACGACAGCCAAGCGGCGGCTCCACAGGCGAGGATCAGCAGGCTGACCCCGATGCAAAAATTCAGGAAATGACTCGTTGGCATTTTGACCTCCAGCCAGTCTTTAACCTTCAGCAAGATTGGTCTACGATTCACGTATGTTCTGCTCCTTGTCCTTCCCAAGGGGTGGAAATAAAAACCCCCGGCACGCTGTGAACGTCCGGGGGTTTTGCTTTTCTGTCTTGCGCGACTACCAGTCGGTTTCGATGCTCAGAGAAACCCTTGGATGGTCGAGTTCGGTATACATGCTTTTCACTGTTGCCTTTGTGATCCGCCCACCCGCCTTCATCTTTCGGGTGAAGAACGCGGCCCGATCTCTCTTGATGTAGCCGATTTGTACGTCAGTCGGGAGGAACAGGGTGAACCAGCGCCGAACATGCACGTAGACGGCGATGGCATTGGGGTCGTGCGGGTTGTCCGGTTCTGGCACTAGCTTGACTTCCATTCCGGGGCGCACAGCCAGGCGTATTCTGCCGCTACGACCTTCGAATCCTGTGCCCGTGACAATCACGCTGTACTGCATGGCAATCCCTTATTGATCAGTTGTCAGCAGGTCACGACGCTATCAATCGCCCGTGCATGACGCCAGACCTCGAGGTCACAGTTCTCTTGTCCAGTCGCCGAGCCCCTTCGCCTTCATCTTTTCGAAAGTCTGGCGCGCACGCTCAACCAGCATGGGAGCCAGGGGGACACCCTGCTCGTCTACGAGAACCTCAACGAGTGAGCACCTGCATCCCTCTGAATTGCCATCACGCGCATACCACTCCCTTACCTGATCAGCAGTGAAAAGCTTTCCATGCCTTGCTGCGTGAGAGGTTCGGGTATCTGGACGAAGGGCCGATAGATGCATAAACAAAGTCCTGCAACCGTAGCTGCTGGACGCGCTATTCAGCTTAGCCATTCGATTCGCATGGATGCTCGCTGAGTCGATTTCCTTTTTAGCCACCCCAGCCCCTCATGAACGTTGACGAATGCTGGCGTTTATTCCATATTCCGCCTGCCGCTGCAAATTCAGCGGTCGGGCTTGGCCGCCCGAATCGGTAAGGCGCACAGCGCCGCAGGGCGTTTTTTTGTGCCCTCGCTTTATGGCGGGCTGTGCGTGGGACACCTTCGGGTGTGCCGGGAGCCTTACCCCCGGTCGGCCAACCCGCGTACAGTTCGCCTCCCTCTTCTTGGTCGCAGAGATGGCGAACTCCCAAACAGGTAAGGAGTCCTCATCATGCAAACCGCTCAAGTAATTCCGTTCCAGTTCGACGCTCGCGAAGTCCGCACCATGCTGATCGACGACCAGCCATGGTTCGTTGCTGCCGATATCGCCTCTGCTCTCCAGTACCTGACTGCAAAGGATATGGCGCGGAATCTGGACGATGACGAAAAGGGTAGGCAGATTCTGCCCACCCCTGGCGGCGATCAGGAAATGCTGGTCATCAACGAGTCTGGGCTGTACTCGGCGATCCTGCGCAGCCGCAAGGCCGAGGCCAAGCGCTTCAAGAAATGGGTGACCGCCGAGGTGCTTCCTGCGATTCGCAAGTATGGTCGCTATGAGGACTCCAGCAACAAGATGGCAACCCTGGTTGGCGAAACCATAGGTACCGACGGCTTCCACATGCTCGGCTCGTTGATCAAGGGCAAGGTCGCCGCCCTCCCCGTCGAAGTCCGCCGCCGCGCCACCGCGAAAATCTGGTCACAGACCCATGCCGCATTCGGGGTTCGGTCTGCCACAGACATCCCCGCCAATCAGTTGGATGCGGCCCGCAACTTCGTCGCCGCCTACAGCGTTCACGAAGGCGAATGGCTGCCGAAGCCTGAAAAACGCTGCGGCACCATGCTCAACGACCACCAACTCTACGGCGTGTACTTCGTCTGCCACCACTTCCAGTACCTGTTCGAAATCTTCAAGCGCCACAGCCTCTACAGCTTCCTTGGGCAGCACGGCTCCCGCGCGGGCGTAGAGATGATCGACCACTTCAAGGATGGCTACATGGGAGTCTGGAAGCTCAGGAGGGATTTCGATGGTGAATTCGATGCAGTACAGAGGCGACTGAGGATCAACCGGTACTCTGATTTCAGCATCAGATAGCGGCTTGCACAGCTACACTCTCCTGAAATAAAAAAGCCCGCTTAATGCGGGCCTTAAGATTCTCGGCTTAAAATATACGAAATCAGCTAGCCGCCTGTGGCAGCCGTATTACAAAAATTCGTTCTCTCTTGAACACAAAGCATAGCAACCCAAGAATGATCGTCATCTTGACGTAGAACCACCATGACGTGGATATCTGGTCACTGAACAGGGAGAAGACAATCGCGGAAAAGAGGTATGACGACAGAATTGTAAAGTACAGGCTGCCGTTCTTTGCCTTGCAATAGGCGTATGAACAAAGCAGGCCATACAAGAACATAACGCCCATCACTCCCACAACGCCATAGTGTGGGTACATCGAGAAGAACATCGAGTAAACGTTTCCAAGCTCACCTGGCGCATACTCGTAGAAATCAAGATGAAGCGGAGGTTTCTCGCAAAGCCCTACTGTTGCCAGTATGCTACAGAACCCGTTTAGGGGCGACCAGAACGGTTCCACCTGTATAGACCCTTGGTAGTATCTATCAAACAGGACTGGCCCCTGCAAAGCATATCCAGCGACATGCCGATATAATTCTACAAATAAAGTAGAAAGCCCGTCTCCTTCATGAAATTGGATCTTTGATGTTGCTACAGCGCCAACCGCTATTACCAAAAACATAGCAGCGCCTATGACAGAAATGCTTTTAAAAGAAGGTCGCCCCTTAACAAGAACGTAAATGAAGAACAGGCCAACAAGCATTTGCATAAGTGATGCGCGTCCGCTTGCAAGCAAGATGACTCCCATCCACGGAACAGAGACTGCCAAGAATCCTAAAACTCCGCATTTTCCACGCAGGTAAAGCAAAACAACAAGTGGTATGACAGTCTGCCCAAGCTGCAAGTAGTTCATTGACAGAGAACTTAAAACAGGCTCTCCAGACACCGACTGAGCGCGGGCCATGTACGCAGCTTCTCGCAGTGTCGGAGCTATCGAGGACAAGTCTCTATATATGATCGTGAGAAACACGATGTGCGCCAGGCAGAAAAATGCTACCAGCGCCCTGGTGCGAAGCTCTCTGTCGAACAGAAAATTCTGGCTAGGACCTCGAGAATATCCGTTGTAAATAAACGAGAAAAACCCGGCAGCAAGCGAAAACGAAATCACACCGAACAGAAATATGAGCAGCGCATCGGACTCGACTGAATAGAACCCTATCAGAGATGCTAGGCTGACGCCGATGAGGCCGAGCCCCCAGGTAGCAGGCATAGCGACAGATGGGTGTATTGCGCTTCGCGCCAGAAGCCTCGCAACCACTGCGAACATTAGCAGGGTTACCCCGGTGAGCATCGCGTACATGGCGTCCTCCAGATTGACAGGCGCCGATTGTAGCCGATAGCCACGTCCTTGTGGCCACCAATCACTTCAGTATCCAGGCCGTACCATTACTCCAAATCTCAGCGTACTGCCCCGTTGTCAGGGTTAGCGTTGTGCCGGTGTTGGTGTATGTCGCGTAGGTACTGCCAGAGATCGTGCCGCCTGCTGTTGTAACCGTAACGCTTCCGCCTGAACTATTTCTTATGCAGTACCTCATTCCAGTCGTGAGAGATGCTTCAGGCAAGGTGAAACCTCCGGCAGCGGTAATGTCGATCACCTGCCCGGCATATTCGTAGCCAAGAGTTGTTGGGGCCGTTGCCAGCGAAATGACAGGAGGCTCATTCCAACTAACACCGCCGAGAACTTTAGCCCTGATTGGATTTACTGCTGGATAACCATGGCGATTTACATAGACCTCCCGTATCCGAGCGACAACCGGAGCGCTGGTAGTCCCAAGAGCCCATACGGGCCTGACCAATTGCGCATTGTCGTCGTAACACATCAGTCCATCTAGCTCGAAGTTCCCTTTGGTTTCCAAAACATCAGATGCATCAGACGAGTCAATCCACAACCCACACCTGTTGATGTTTCCAGTTGCAGCACCGTAGTTGACATTGCGGACCGTAGCACGATGAATAGATACAGGGACGTTCTTTGCGCTCCAGTTCCTGAACCGAATTCCTGAACCGAATGGCTCATCGATGTACGGGTTTATGATCGAGATATGGCCGTTCATATTTACGGAAGGCGCTATCCCACCACCGTAAATAAAACCAATCCCCCCGCACTTTCCACCATATTGAGTACCAGAACCGTCCCGGCGCGACTGAAACCCATAAACCCTGACAGTAACAGGAGAGTTACTATTTGGAATAGTGAATTTCAATCCACAGCCTGCGTTCCCTTCGCTAGAGCAACCAATGAGGTTGATATCCTCAAGGAAGTATCCAGAACCTTCATTCGGCTCTATGTCAAATCCAGCCCACGGGCCATTAGCGGATGCACCGATACCGTTGGTGTTTGTGTTAGTGCCTCGACAGTTGACAAGGGTTGCTCGTTTGGCGTTGATAACTGAAAAGGCGTTCCTTCCATTGAAGTTACAGGTAACTCTTTCAAGTCGCACATCCTCACACGGGGCTGATACATTACCCGTCAAAGCCAATCCATCGCCAGAAAATGAGTTTACAGTTACATCTTGGATTAAGACCTTTTTTGCACCATAGAGGAATATTCCATACCTACCCTCACCGCTGGTTGCTTCATTTTTTTGACCGTTAACCTGCATGCCGTTACCCATGATCATGAGGTTTACTTGACCAGCGGCAGTTAGGAAAGGCTGGACGTCACCAACAACAGTTCCAGGCTCCTGGAGAATAATTGTTCTGCTTGTTCCACCGATAATCTGGTTTGAGCCGAGCGTAACTGGACCCGTGCGAACCGTACCAGGTGGTAGCATTGCGACTGCCCCAATGTTGGCGCCATCGCCCTCGTTAGATCGAGTTTCACGAAGCAGCATCGCGAGTGGTGCCGTTCCAAGTTCGCCTTCGACCCAGCCGAAGTACTCCAACCGCACAGTGTTGTTCTCGATCCGGCGAACGAATGCACCGCTCGCCGACGGCTCCGTCTCGCCGACGCCGGCGAGATAGTCTGCCAGGCCAGGCTGAGCGGTGTATGCAGGGACCGTCGGACTGATTACCGTCCCGCCGTTGTGCATTGATCGAGGCATCAACGGGTCCCAGACGAATACGCCGCCACCGGTTGTAATGCCTGGGCGATGCCCACGAACATGGTACGTATGAGTCGTTTTCCGCGGAGATCCGACGAGATCGGCAAGTGACTCAACTACAACTGCGGACCGGCCGACAACCGCCGCGCCAAGCGCCAGGTCGGTCTCATTGACCAACTCAGCGCGTAGCGCGCGATCAACCTGGTTCACAAGTAGCGGCTCGTCGGTAGCCCAGTTCCCGCTGAGGCTGACCGGGAAATCTGCTGGCAGTTGAACGCTATACAGGTTCCCATCACGCTGAATCAGTTGAGTCGGGCGATCAACAATCAGCGGAGAGCCGTCGACATATTCAAGGGGGGTCGGTTCAAATCCCTGAGCGGCCAGCCACTGCATGACATACTGCTCGATTCCCCACCAGGTCCATCGTGCAACCGGAGGACGCTGAGGCCCACGGTCCATCCAGCGATCTTGATTCAGCGAGTTCATTGCCAAATCGAGATGCTCAGCGTTTTCGTACAGAACGCGAGGGTCCTTCGAGCCGAGCGGAAGGTCGCTGGTGTCGTAAGTCATACTTTTCTCCAAGCATGAAAAAGCCCGCTCTATGGCGGGCTATGGTTTTTCGTGTGCGGTCAGTTTGGGGCGCTGGCGTTGTCGTAGGTGTAGACCCTTGGGTCGTAGTTCACCGCACGAACGGATGCCGAGGTATTGCCGTTGGGATCGATGGAACTGATCAGGGCCGGGTATGGGTTTCCCAGCAGCAGGTGCGGCGGTTCGATTTCCCAGGAAACATCGGGGACGAAATCGATACTGGGAATGCTCAACCGGTAGTCGTCGATCCGGGTTGCTGGGTAGCCACCGGAAACTGCCCCGTCTGGGCGACGCAGGTAAAGCGCTGGCGAGTTCAGCAGCGACCAGTCGAGCGGCTCGCTGGACTCGATCAGAACCGAGTTTCCCGAGGTCACGAACGATTTCAGGTATGCGCTCTGCGCCAGGCCAGGGCCGGGGACATCGCCGGCGAGAGCCACGTAATCCCAAAACTCGCTGTTCAGCGCATCCAGCCCGGTATCGAACGAATACTCAGCTCTCCGGTATCGCTGTGCCATCCGGCGGCGCATTCCGTATCGCCACGCCCTGTTACGGTCTGTCACGCCGACAGCCGTGATCTTCTCGACCTTCCTGCCAAAATCGCCGGGCAGGCGGCACTGGACGGTATCTTCGATCCAGCCGTTGGCATTGACGAACTCAACATCGACGCCGTCGTAGTCGTCCTCAGACGGCGCGCTGATGCCGATCTTCAGCGGACCATCCATGTTCTGCGGAGAGTACATGCGCCCGAATGTGGTTCTGGGCTCGTCCCGGGCCGCAGAGATCACGCCGCGCTTGATGGTCTTCTCGGCATACCCGGCCGCAAGAACGTCGTCCATGATCTGCGCCACCGTGACCTTGCCGTCCTCATAGATCATGTCGAACGTGTCGCCGCGGGACTTCCAGATGGCGTCCAGCCGATCAAGCTCTTCGAGGTCGAGGTCCGCATCGGTGTAGCCGCGCTCCTTCGCGATGTAGCAGAGGAACGGAACGATGTCTCGCGTTGCGATCTCGGGTGTCCATGCACCGTTCTGCCGAGTCGGTAGCATGCGAGTAGCTTCTACCGAAACGCGGCTTTCGGTCTGCGCTGCGATACGGTCAGACGACCGATACCTGACGGCCATTGTCGTGACGCCGGCGTAGGACGATGGAGCCTGGAGGCGCGCGCGCATCCCGTACCACTGCGTGCGATCCCGGTATTCGGACGTAGAGTTGCCACCCTGGTTGACGAACACTTTTCGAATGCGAAATTCGGGTCGCATCATGTAAGGCAGCGAGATGCCGTCCGTGAATCCTTGCTGATCCAATGAACTCCCTGCGTGGTTCTTGCTGACCGTCGTCCATGCGCCGCCGATGGCCATGTCTCGCCACTGGATGTCGTAATAGGTGCGGATCTGGTAGATCTGCCCTTCCCTGCCTACACCGCACAGGCCTTCCGGGCAAAACACGTCGATCTCGACGAAGTTGGTCTTCTCCGATACAGGGCATGCAGGGAATGGCCCGCGCCAGCCCCCTTCGAGGCTAGTCGGATCGATCGTGACGCGAGACGTAGACGAGTTGAGCGCGGTAAATCCAGGCCAGTCCACATCTACACCGCCGGCACTGGTCAGCCGCTCGACGGTGAGTTGCTGCGCGCTGTAGGACGTGATCCGATAGCGCAGTCCGCGCGGGCCGATTGCGGCGCTGCCGGACCCGGTCTGGAGCGCATTCGCCGGAGAACCGTTGCTGTAGTTGAGCGTCATCGACGTGGAGGTGATGTCGTTCACTATGTAGAGTCCGCCGTTGGTGCCGACAACCTCGATCTCATCGCCAACATCCAGCCCGAGCTGAGCGATATCCCCCGTCACGACGTCGCGATTCGTCCCGCCGCCATCGTTCACCGAATAGGGGTACATCGCCTCAACCCGCAGGATCGTCCCCGCAACCCAGTCAGAGGGGAACGACCCGGCTCCGGCAGAAATGATGATGTTCGTTCCGGAAAACGTGAACGTAGTTGCCGACGGGTTCGGGGTGAGATTGGAGCTCTCGGTCAGGTCCAGGCCGGCATTACCAGTTGAGCTCGCACCAACTTCCTTAACCAGGTGCCACCAGACCGATGCCGGGTGCCCGCTGACGTTCTGCCCTGGTTCGAAAATCTGGAAAGAGGCATCAGCGCCCAGTGCCAGGAACGACGTGTCACCGATTTTCGCTGCCCCTTCGGCGATCTGGAACCGACCACGGCCAATACACAGGAGCATTTCGGTCCACTGCTCACGCGGACCGGCGAAATACTTCCGGGGCGGCAGGATGTAGTCTGGATAAATCAGACGACGGCCAGCGACTTCGCGGATCGCATCGCCGAGTTTTACCTTGTTCCCGCGCGCGCTGGTTTCAGAAAGCGACGCGCCCTGCCCGGGGTTCGTCGGCATGCCGGGCAATTGAGGCATGAGCATCCGAAAAACCGATTGCGCCCCCTTGAAAAGGGCCGCAGTAATCGTGAACGGATCAGTCCCGCGCGGGAGCTTGTAGATCCTCACAATGTCGCCGCGGTCGATGATGCGCTCGGCCCACTCACCGGGATGGATGAACTCCTCATGGGCCTTTTTCTGCTTGTCGGTGAGGTCATCGCAGAGCGCAACCTCAGCGGGGACAACACCGATAGAGAACGGGTGGACGTCGTGGCAGCGGTACCCGGGCGAATTCGCGGTCAGCCAGGCATGAATCGTCATCCTGCGGCCGATCGGATGCCGCTCCAGCGGTTCTCCGTCAAGGAGCGATGGGTAGATTTCGATCACGGTAGAAGACCACCTTGGAGTATTTGTCGGAGAACTTCTGGAGCGGGGTGAGTGAAACCCCGCTTCCCGGGTTGATTTCGAGAACCCGGAGGCGTCCATCCACTTCGACCAGAAGACCTACGTGATCGAGCAGCCGCCCTCTGTAGGCCGCGGCGATGACCCCAGGTCCTGGCTCGCATTGCTCGAGCGCGCGCTGGATCTCCGTATCGCACGCCCTTTGCATCGAAACCGGGGTGCGCCGCGTGACACCGCCGAAGTCGGTCAGCATCGGCAGCCCGAACAACTCAACCCGCGCGATGAGCGTCAGGCCCCAGCAGTCAATGCACGGCAGGGCCCGCCCGCCCTCGGTATAGATGGCGGTGAGGTATCTGTTCGGCATGGGATCAGGGCCAGTATTTGAGGCCAGGGAACTCGCTAACGTTGTAGATGTGGCGCAGCGCGGCGGTGTTGATGAGGTCGTAGTAGCCGGCTTCTACCTGGACAGTGAGACCTTCGAAACCCGGCGTCTTGGCCCTCATCCGGTACGGACGCTCAGCAGGTGCTGTGAGATCGCTCTCCAGGTACATCCGCAGGATCAGGGTGACATACTCGCCCGCCTCCAGGGCTTCATTGATACGCTGCTGGGCGAATCCGGTCACGTTGTCGATCGCAAAGCCAACGTTCTGGTTCCCGCTGTTGTCTCGCTTGGGAATCGATACGTCGATCGCACCAGCGATGAACGTCAGCAGCCGCCCGTCTTCGGTCATGCAGGTGATGTCGTCATAGCCCTGACAGATGAGGATAGGCTCGGGCCACGCCGGGCATGACAACTCGATCGTGGCGAGCTGCAGGTCCTCACCGCCTGAGGCATAGAACCGCTCAAGAGCCGTCGCCATGTCGAGGCCACTCCCTGTTCATCGCGATGTCGAAGATGTCAGCGAGGAGGATGTACTCGGGCAGAATCTCAGCCCACCCAGGATCGATGATCGAGCGCTCTCGCATCACGACGGTTGCGTTGAAACGCCAGTAGTCACGCCCGACGAGATAGCCACCGTCGTAGATCCCCTCGAAGTGCAGGTTGCACGGAACGATTCCCTCCTCCGTACGCAAATTGCACTCGAACCACTTGACGCCATCTTTCAGGACGTCTCGGTACCACCCTTTGAACAGCCGAGCCTGCTCAGCAGTGAACAGCCAGGAAACCTCCAGCGCGACCGGCACATTGCTGAAGTTCCGCCTGTAGCGTGCCCGGCCGCTCTGGAGGGACGTCCTGGCCATAGGCTCTACCGTCTTGAAGCCGTACCCCTCCCTGAGTGGGAAGGGAAGGCCATCAGGCCATTTGATCATCGCCCTGCCCTCTTGAATCCATAGGCGCCTTCGATTGCTTTCGGGTAAAGCCCCTGGCCGGAAGAAACCTTGTTGGCAAAGTCCTGCTCGACCGCATCGAGAGTTACCCGCAGGTTGTTCCCGTCCATGGTGGCGGTGGCGGAAACCGGAGGACCGTTGTTGATGATCTGCAGGCTGATCTGCGGCGAGCCCTGCGCGGTGGCGTCGCCGTTGCTGATCACCTCGCCTCGCGTGTTCGGCAGCATGTACTGCCGGCCATTCGCAGCCTGGAATACCTCTGGCGCGCCGTTCTCGTTGATGCGGTACAGGCCATTTGCCTGGACGCCTCCGCCATATTGGCGTCCTCCGAAGAGGCCTAGCATCGCTGGGATTGCTGCTGCCATTGCAGCAAGGCCTGCCGTCGCAGCGCCGCCAAATGAGGCCACAGCGGCCGCAGCTGCAGCTGGGGCATATGCGCCAGCCAACGCCCCGGCCTGAGCAATGCCCTGGGCGGTTGCGGTCGCTTGCATGCTCTGCCCCATGATGAAGTTCTTCGCCTGTTCGATGCCGACCTTGACGAGGGCGCCCACGACCTGATTCAGCATGGCGCCGGCCAGTTGCCGCATGGCGTCAGCACCATTGTTCGCCCCGGTTATCAGCCCTGTCAGAGCGTTCGTGCCGGCCTGCTGCACCTGATCCAGCGTTGCCATGATCATCTCGTTGCCGGCAGCCTGGCGGCGGAATCGCTCCTCCTCCAGTTGCTTCATCGTGGCATCGTGCTGTTGCTCGGCCTGCGTCTTGAGTTCCAGGTAGCGCTGGTCCTCGAGCAACTTGGCCTCGTTCAGCTTTTTCAGATTCTCCAGTTCGGTCTGGTAGCGCTGGTCTTCGCCGGCGATCGGGTCCATCTGCCCCAGCAACTGCTTGTTGGCTTCGACCTGTTGCGCTTCGTACAGAGCTGCGGCGAGCGCGCGGACCTGGGCGACCTGCTCCGGCGTGGCGAATGGATTAAGGCGAGATTGCGCCCCAGCTTCTGCCAGTTCCTTTCCCTTCAGTCCAGCCTGTGCCAGTTGCTGGGAAAGGTCTCCGATAGTCTTCTCATTGTCCAGGGCAGCGCGACGCTGCTCCTCCATCGACTTTTTGACCGTAGAGGCGGTATCAGAGGCTGACTTCTTCTCTTGCTTCCGTGCTTCGCTGTTGCGGAATATCTGGACAGCGAGACGCTCCGCCTCCGCGATCTCCTCTTTTGTGGCATCAGCACTGAGCTTTTTGCGCGCGGCAAGCTTCGCCCGTTCTTCACCCGCGAGAGCAGATAGTTCAGCCTCGTCGCGAAGATTCTGGAGAGCCTTTGTATCCTCCGGGTTTGCCTGGCGATCCGGGCCATTACCAGATGGGGATGAACTCTTTTTATCTAGGGCTGCGTCGACGTCTGAACGCTTTTTCTGTAACTGGTCAAGCTCCTGCGTAAGCTCCTCGACCGCGCCCTGGATACGCACGGCATCTTCAGCATATCGATTGGCCCTTCGACCAGAGCCTTGGGCTTCTTTTGCCGCGAACGCATAGTTTTCCCCAAGCAGTTTGAGCTTATCGCTCACTGCTTGGATTCGCTTGTCGATGTCCAGTTGTGCAACCTTCAGCTGTGCCTGTCCAAGTTTTTCAACGGACAGGGTTAGAAGGTCCGTAGGCTCTTTCGCCTCCCGTGCATTCGTTGCAAATGTTGCGATCGCGGTTGCTGCCAGCAGAACAACCCCAAGCGGTCCGCCGAGGAACGCCATTGCCGATCGAAGTCCACCCATCACCACCGTCCCGGTGGTTGCTACACCATTCAGCGTTGCTTGAGCAGCCGTTAGCGCTCTTGTGGCGGCCAAGTCGCGTTCTTTAGCGGCCAGCAGCGCGTTTAGAGCTGTTGCGTGGGCATTTGAACCCCTGGCAGCATTCAAGTCCGCCTGAGCCAGAGCGACAGCCGCGGCGGCGGCGGCCTTCTCTGCCTCTGCCCGCCTCAGTGCACCTATAGCAGCATTCCGATCAGCTGCTATCTGCTCAAGCGTTGCCCGCAATCTTTGCACTTGGGCCGCACCTGCTGCATACAGGGAGGTAACTAGACGCCCAGCCACAACAGAGGCCAGAGAAGCTGCTGCGACTGTTGCAGTGTCGAGAAATGCTGCCATTTTTTCCGAGTCAAGCCCGAACTCAAGAAGCGCATCAGCAGCCGAAATAAGACCATTGGTGAAGGTTTGAAGGGCGCCAGTCTGGTCTTCCAGCGAAACAAGGACTTGAGTAAATGCAGTCCGAATCCTGACCCCTGCATCGGTCAGGTTATTGGACATGCCGGCGGCTGCCTTTGAGTTCTCTTCCAAGGACTTACGTAGACCCTCGGTGAGCATTTGCGCCGTTAATTGCCCCTGCGCACCAAGACTCCTGACTTCCGCCCCCGTCTTACCTGCAGCGGCGCCGATATCCTCAATAACAGACGGAACTGCGCTGGAGATTGTTTCCCATTGGTCAGCCGAAACCTTGCCGGTGTTGATTGCCTTGGAGAACTGGCTGATCGCTGCCTCTGCTGCATCCGCCTTGGTCGCATTGGTCACGAATGCATACGACAGCGAATCCATCACATCCAGTGCAGACGTTGTGTCGTATCCGAGAGCTTTCAGGCCTGCAGAAGTGCGGATGTAGAGTTCCTGCGCCTCGGAGAGCGCCCGGTATGTCCCGTTGGCGGTACGGAGCAGTCTGGCCTGTACGTTTTCATACTCTTCCTGGCTTGCAGACGCCAGACGAACCCTGTCAGCCATCTCCTGATAGGACTGGACCATGCTGGCCATCTCGCGGAGCGCTGACGCCGCGATGATCGTCTTAATAGCCGACGAAAGCTTGGTGACAGTCGTGTTGAGACGTGCCGCCTCGCTATCAGCACGCCGCATGGTTGCCTGCATCTGATCCAATGAACGGTCAGCAGCATTCGTGCCGTTTACAAGGCCAGAGGTATCCGCCTCGACGGTGTAGTAGATGCTGCCGACATTCTCAGCCATCAGGGTGCTCCTTTCGCCCGCGCCTTGCGCTTGGCCTCGATCTTGTCGAACCACTCCATCGTCGCGTCATGCTCTGCCGCGGTCGGGGCTCTGGCGCCCGGAGCGTTCGATTCGGTTGGGGGGTATTTCGCGCGCAGAGCGCCAATCAGGCCGGTCATGGTCATGGACCAGGCTTCGCGCTCGCTCAGCCCCAGGTGCGCTATCGCCGTCGCAACGTACTCCCGCGCAACGAATTCCCCCGAGTAGTTCGGCTCTTCGTCGTGGCGCCGGGGGAGCGGCGGAAGCGCCCCAGTGACGCCGTGCTTCAGCAGGCAGCGCGCGAGAGGCACAAGGTGCTCGACGTCCGCAGTTCCTGGCCGGTAGACCAGGTCCTGGTCGTAGTAGCCAAACACGTCGGACAGATCCTGCTCACTACAGGCCACCACCACGGCCAGGGCGTCGGCGAACTGGTCCGCCTGGTGCTTCTCGGTGATCGGGTCGCTCATGACTCGCGCGAAGACGTCGACAATCTCGGCCGGCGTACCGAGCTGGGTCATGGCGTACAGGGACGGCCGCAGGAGAAAGCACTCCCCCGAAGCCGTGTGTACGCCTATCTCACCGATCTCGGTGAGGATCACGGTGCAGTAATGGTTACCAGAACGGTCACGCTTACCGAGGGACGCGCCGCACTGGTGATTTTCACCGTGGTGGTGCCCACATCAACGCCGGTAACCAGGCCGGTAGAGCTCACGGTAGCAATCGCCGGCGCCGCGCTTTCGTAGACCAGGCCAGGAGCCGCGCCAGTCGGGGATACAGCGGCGGTCAGTTGCTGGGTGGCGCCTTCAGCGATCGAGACGGAAGTCGGCGAGACGGTAATCCCCTGCACCAGCGGGATTACCGTGACGGTTGCGGTATCGGTAACGCCTGGCACGACGCTGGAGGCAGCGGTGATCGTGGCGGTGCCGGCCGACAGCGCGCTGACCTCGCCGGTAACCGTGTTCACTGCGGCCACGGTCGGAGCGGTCGAGGTCCAGCGCAGGCCTTGCGGAGCGCCAACAGGCAGCACGACGCCTTCGAAGTTGAAGCCCTCGCCAACGGTAAGCGAGAGGGTCTCCGGCACGACCTGAATGCTGGTCGGGTCCGGCGCATCCGCATCGGGGGTATCCTCGACGATCAGGCCGAAGTCGGAAGCGGTCGCCGAAGCCTCGAAGCTGTAGGTGGTGACATCGTCGTACGGCGCGGAACGACTGAGGTTGCTGATGAGCATGAACGCGGTGAAAGTCAGGTCCGGGAAAGTCATGCGCATCCAGACAACAGGCTGTCCGCCAGTCGAGTCAGGTTTCACGACATGCTTCGTCAGGTCGATCAGGTTCTGCGCGCCAGCGCCGGAGGCCTTTACGGTACCGTCACCGGAAATGGTCAGCGTCTGGAGGCTGGCCAGGTTCTCGCGCAGCGCGCCGACCGAGTCGGAGTCGGTTGCGTCGATGGTGTCCCATTCGACAGTGAACTCCTTCGTGCGGAGCGACCCGAAACGGCGCCAGTCATTCTCCGCCGGCAGCGCATCGCCGCACCCGATGTAATACTCGAGCACGACGTCGCGGCCCGGAAATTTGAGCTTCTTGCAAGCCATGTCTGGCCTCCTGATTAGTAGAGAACTTCAAGGTCCAGGCTGTACCAGGCCCGGTTTTCCGTGGTGTATCCGGGCCCGATCGGCTCTCCGATTGCCCGAACAGATGCGGCGCCACAAGGGACGCTGTCGCCAAGCGCTGCCTGCGCCAGGGTCTCGATTGAGTTGCCGACGTCGACAACGTGTTTCCGGACGCCCTTCGGGCCGAGGAGGATCACCTTGAACCGCAGGCGACGGACGTCGACCTGAGTCGGGGCGCCGCCGGTTTGCTGGATCGCTGCGATGAATGCCGAGTCGAGCGAGGGGTGGTCGACCCACATCCCACGGCTGTACTGGTAGCCCTCGCCCAGGATCGAAGCCAGCCAATCCTGGAAGGCGTCGTAGGGGGTCATACGCGGTAGGTCCTGCGGAGGATGGCCGGGATAGCTGGAATGATCTGGTCAAAGCCTTTCGTGAGAAACTCAGGCTCCGCATTCGGATCCCAGTACCTTCCCCGGCTGGGGTCGTTCTCGTCCCGCGGCTGGCCGGCGAGAGTACCTGGCGCTTCGTGGACTGCCGCCGCATAAGCGGCGGTGTAACCGACGCTCCCCTCGACCCCGTTGGGGCCAACAGTGATCTGGGGAGACGTCCGACTGTTGATCAAGGTTGATGTTTCGATCGGTGTCATCGCATCCGCCGCGCCGGCACCCTGGCTCAGTACCTCGTAAACTGCGCGCTCGGAAACACCGCCGGCGATGTTTTCGACAGCCACACGAAGATTCCGCCGGACGCGGTCGATTCCTTGGATTGCCATGTCATGTCACCAGCAGAAAGTCGGGCTGTTCACCGAAGAAGGACATGTCCCAGTTCGTCACCGAGCGAATCTCTTCCCAGCCGTTGGAGCCGTCGAAATGGATCAGGTCCAGGTACTTCGGCCGGCGGTCCTCGGTGAATATCTGGTGTCGCGATACGAATTCGGCGCCGCTGTTGTCGCGGACCTGCTCTCCCTTCGCTACCCAGGTGCAAGCGATTTCGTACTCAGGGCCGTAAACGGCCTCCTGGGTCGAAAGGTCGAAGTGCAGGAATGGCCGAACCGTCGCCGTGTTGGTGTAACTCCAATTCGCCGTCGTGCTCATGAGTCACCACACATGCAGCCGCCTCGCGCGATCCAAAGACCGCCATGGGCGGTTTGGGTTGGATTCGGCGGGATCAGTCCCGTCGCACATCCGTGCTTGTCCAGGGCGTTCAGCAGGGCCAACTGCGCCTTCCAGCGATCAGCAAAGGCCTGGTAGCGGAACGATCGAGAAGCGCCGGATGGGGCCGTCTGGCTGCTGATGTACTTGTCGGCCTGAGCCAGCGCAAACAGCGCCAGCAGGTAGGCCTGAATCAGCAGCGCGGTCGATGCCGGGTAGTGGGCATCCAGGCAGTCCTGGATCTCCTGCAATTGCTCGATCCACGCCGCGAGGATGAAATCGGGCACGTTGTCGATGCCCTGGCTCTGCAGGTACTGCCGGGCCTGTTCAACTGTGATCATGTCCGATTCCTGAAAGAAGAAGGCCCCATTTCTGGGGCCAGAAACGACGAAGCCGCCCGCAGGCGGCCTCTCGTCACCCACCGGTCACTTGGCCGGGAACAGCTTCACCAGTTCGCCCTCCGGCAGCAGGGCGGCAAGCGCTTCCTCGCCCTGGCGGCCATCGAACTCGATCTTCAGCTCCTTCAGGCGCGCTTTGATCAGCTCGCGGCGCTCGCTTCCGTCCGGGATCGCCGGGGTCAGGGTGCCGGCCTGGGCCTTGGCCTGCTCCCGGATACTCGCTGCTTCCGCGTTGGCTGCGGCGATGATGCCTTCGGCCTGGGCCTTGGCTTCGTCGATCATGGCATCGACGGATGCACGCGCTTCGGCGAGAGCTTGCCTGGCCGCTTCGTCGACCTGGGCCGAAACGTCCAAGGTCAGGCTTCCGTTCCTGAGTGCGCCAACCTCGCGCACGTTCGGCAGGAGCGCCGCAGCCAGAGTGTCGAGTTCCAGCACCTGGCCCTTGGAAACGCCGTTCCAGGGTTTGATCACCTCATACTTGGGCATGTCGCTCTCCTTACGCCAGGTTGGCGCCGTAGATCACGCCGGACAGACCTTCGTCGTCCTTCTTCACCTGGATGCCCATGGCGCTCATGATCTGGAAGTTGTAGTTGACCTGCGGCAGCGGGCGCGGCAGCGGCACAACGCCGGTAGCCATGCCGACCAGCGGGGTGACCACGTCGCGGCGGCGCTGATAGCCCAGGAACTCGTTGCCCGACAGGGCGAAGGTCTGGCGAACCGCGCGCGCCGGGATGAAGCGCATTACCGCATCGAGCACGGTGCCGGCCACCACCGCGTTGGCACCGCCGCCCATGGTGATCATGTAGGGCTGGGACAGGTTGGCGTTGATTTCCGGGGAAACCCAGAGAACATCGTAGGCGTCCACCTTGTTGGCACGCGCAGCTTGGCCGAATGCGCCTTTGGTGAAGAAGTCGATGATCTGCTGCGGCGTGGCGGTGGTCAGGTCGATGTTCGCGCCGCCGGCGCCGGAGCCCAGGTTGACCTTGATGGTGTTGCGGTGATTGCGCAGACCCTGAGCCGGGTAGTTCTCGACCTGGATGTTGGTGGCACCGTCCAGGGTGTAGGCAACGATCCGCTTGTTGAACTTGCGGAGCTTCGCAGCCTGCGAGTCCAGAACCAGGTCGATGCCGACGGTGTTCATGCCGGCGGCATGGCGCCAGTTGACACCGTAGCCGGCGGTGAACACCGGAATGGGGTCGCCATCGGAGTTGTACTCGGTGTGATCGAAGGAGTACGGGGCCTGGCCGTCGATGCTCACCGACACATCATCGGCGATGTCGCCGACCACGTTGTAGAGCTTGGCGGTCTTGCCGATCGGCAGCACGGTCTGCACCTGCAGGAGATCGTTGACTATCTCCATGCCGGTTTCCTGGTTGCGGTACTGGATGATCTGGGCGTCGACCTCGGCCCAGAACTCACGACCCAGGCCGGCGAGCGCGTTGCAAGCCAGCATTTCGGGGGTCATGGCGCCACGGTGGTGGGCGATCATCGCGGCGTTCTGGTTGTTCCAGATGTTGCGGTTGGCCTGCAACTCCTGGTAGTGGCCCATCAGGCGAGGATGAGCGGCGATTGCTTGCTGGGTGAGGAACATGTGTCCGTACTCCTATTAGGGCGCCGGGGCGGCGACACTGCCGACACGGAAGCGGATGCGGATGAAGTCGGTTTCGCCGGAGGCGATGACTGCATCGTCCTGGCTGTACCCGAGGACCGTGTCGGTATCGCTCGACGCGATGGCACCCTGGCCGCTGGTGCCGAGTTTGATCGGCGTGTCCTTCTTGTAGGTGCCGGCCGGGCACAGCACGGCGAGTTCGCGACCCTCTTCGACGTAGTTGCCCACGGCCGAATGGCCGGCGGGAACCGCATCGCGGATGTTGAGTCCTTCGTGGTGAGCGCAGTCGATGACGTAGAGGCGGCCAACGCTGGCGCTTGCCTGGGCGAACAGGTCGCTGCCATTGATCACGGCGAACGTGCCGGGCAGGAGTGCCGCGGCGGTCTTGCGGGTTTCGGTCTTGAACAGCGACTTGCCGTCGATGTTCACGCGACGATAGCGAGACATGGCTTACTCCTTCGGCAGGTTGGCGATATCGGCGGTGAGTCCGCCTTTGTCGGTGGCAGCATTGGCGCCCAGCGGAGCGGATTCGCCGCACTGCTTGAACATTTCCTTGAGCGCGTCGCCGGCCAGGCTGTTGGCGATGACCTCGCCAAACTTGGCCTTGACCGCTTCGCGCATGCTGTCTTCCTCGGCGCGCTGGTTGGCGGTCAGCGTATCGGCCAGCGCCTTGTGATTGGCGACCAGGCCGTCGACCTTGTCGGCCAGGGGCTTGATGATGGTGTCCGCCAGTTCCTTGATGGCGCTGGAGGTGTTGGTGCCGATTTCCTTCACGATTTCGGCCTTTTCTTCGGGGGTCAGGGGCATGTCGCCCTCCTTCTCAGGTTGATCAGGCCGAGCCTGACGATGGGTGAAAATGTTCTTGATGCTGTTGGCTACCATGGCGACCCAGGACTCTTGCCTGACAACGGGCTGGCCGGATTCGTCGAAGACGATCTTCCCTGCCTCGAGCTTGTAGCCGTACACCTCGGTCACACCGCCATTGCGGCTGATCACAGCCTGAGAGTCGGTGAAGTCGGCAACCCATGCGTACTGATCGGGCCCGGAGGCGAATCGCTCCTTTGCGGCGCGATCGAGACGCTGCTCCCGCTCCCGATAGGACTCGCCAACCAGAGCGCCGGAATTCGGCTGAAGCGGGACAGCCTGATCGGCGTTTACCATCAGGCCGACGCCCTGCTCAGGAGTGGCCGCCCCTACTTCGTGCAGCAGGATCGCGTCGTGGTCCATGCTCTGGATGTCGGCGACCCACTCCGCGCCCTGGGCACGCTGGCTTTCGTTCGGCTCGATGCGATTGAGGAATGCGGCAACACTGGTATGGATCGGGGGGACGTCATCCCCCTTCTCCAGCGCTTCGACGCGCTGCAACAGTTCACGGCCGCCCTCCGTGGACTTGGCGAACTCGACGTCGACCCACTTCTCCATGTAGACCCGGTTGCCTGACTTCTTCACGTTGCGGTTCCAGGCGCCGACGTGGGCGGCGTTGATCCCTTCAGGCGAGAACGCAGACACGAACTTCCCGTCGACCATCGGGTGCCCGAGCGGCGCCAGCGTTCCCTCCAGGCCTGGGTAGTGCTTGTCGATCTGCTCGGCGGTGTAGAGACCACCGTTCATGATCACGCCGGCCGGCAGGGTGTAGCTCGGCAGAACCAGATGTTCGCGCCCGTTGTGTGTCTCACGCCGAATGCTGGCGCTGTTGACCTGGGTGGTGATGTTGACCTGCATGGGCATGGCTCAATCCTCTTTCGCCCAGGGCCCGCGCCCTTTGGCTTTCATGACTTGGTAGTTGCGGCGCGCGCGCTCGACGATGGCCGGGACCACCGGGTTCCCTTCGTCATCGACCAGTACCTCGACCTGGCTGCACTTGCAGTTGCTCGCAATTATCTCTCCGGCTACCATCAGCCCAGACAACTCCTCGAGGTCATAGACATGTCCGCAAAAATCGAATCGCTTGACCATTACGACCTTGTCAGCAGATATCTGGCTGGACAGTCCGAACAATCCATTGCCAGGGAGGCCGGAGTATCCAGAAGCGTGATCCAGCGAATCCTGACGGAACGCGGGGTGGAGCGGAGAAACAGAAAGATGGGCGCCCTGCAACGGTACTCCGGCCTCGATTCTGCCGCCCGGAGAGCCGTTACCCAGGCCGCCATCTCCGTTCGGCGTGGACAAATCGAGTCCGACGAGATTCGGGCCAAGAGGGCTGCGGCCCAACGAGAAGACAGAGTTGGTATGTTCGAAGCCGAGGTGATCAAGGCCTTGCTCGAGAGAGGGGTTCATGCCGAAGGTCAGCGGGCAATTGGCCCGTACAACATGGATATCTCCCTTGACGAGCCTTCCGTCGCCGTGGAGATCTACAGCATTCACCCCACTAAAGAACGAATGGCCAGACTCCATCAGCGCGCCGAATACATCCTCGACACTGGAACATCCATGCTTGTCGTTCAGGTCACCTACCCAAGGCGCATCTTCGACCTCTCCGCGGTTTGCGAGAAGATCATCTCCTTCCATGATTTTGTGCGCCGGAATAAGGCCTCGGCAGGTCATTATGGGGTGATTCGGGGTAACGGCGAGCACGCGCCCACCAGCAGTCACAAGCTCAATGGCAGGCCCCTCATAGTAGGCTTTTGACCCAGCAACAAACCTTCCGCGAACCCTTGTCCCCGGCAGGTAGCAGTTGATCGAGTTTCCGTCTCGGCTGTACCAGTTCCTCACCTCGTCCGAGGTGTAGAGCCTGGCGTGCCTGGCCGCATGGGTTGCCCTGGTGCTGGGGGACAGGGCCGACATATGCATCAGCTTCGACTGAACGCCGTAATCGGCCTCAGCAGCGTCTTTCTCGTCCCAGCGAGCCCTTCGGAGAGCGGTTGTGACTTCGGTGCGTGCGATGCGATAGCCGCGACGCGCCTCGATGCCGGTCTGGGCGGTCAGGTCCCGTGCGATTTCGCGGGGATTTTTCCCGCGCCCCATGCCCTCGGCGAGAATGCGCGCCATGTCGGCCTTGACTTGGCCGGACAAGCCCTTCATCTCCTCGAACTCCCGGGCGCGAAGCAGTGCCATCCGCGCGCGGTAGGCGTCGGATCGAAGCAGGACATCCAGCGATTCCCGGCCGGCGCGGTATGCAGGCGATTGCTGCGCCAGGTTGGCATGCGTCTGTGCGGTACCGCGGATGTAGGCAACCCCGACATAGGATTCGAAGAACCAGAGGTCGCGCTCCCCGCCCTCCTGCAGTATCTCGTCGACCATCAGGTTGGTGTCGGCGAAGATCGCGGAGAGAAGGGCCTGGTCGAGACGGTAGGTGTACTGCTCATTCACCACCGGCTGGGCCGGGATTCGGTCCAAGGCAGCGACATAGCCATCCCGGATTTTCCGCATGCGCCTGTCGAACTCGCGCATTGCGCCCCTTTCCAGTCGATCTACCCCGGTCGGGTCACTGCTGCTCGCCGGTAGGATCGGTGCGCGCGGCATCTTCATCCTCCGGTTTAGTATCAGGCAGCGGGTCACCGCCCACGAGCGGGTCGTAGCCAGCCTCTTCGCGGATCTCCTCCGCGGTGAATACCGGCTCGCCAGTGCCGATTGCGGCGCTGTTGATCTCGCTCATGGTCTTGGAGTTGGCCAGGCGCTCGGCCTTGGTTGGAACGGTGAGGTCATCCCAGATTGCCGTGAACTCGGCCTTCAGCGGGACCACGCCGATGCGCATCAGGTGCCCGAACAGGTCGTTGATCTCGAACGTCAGTTCTTGCACCCGGCGCGCCTGGCATCTGGCGTTGTGGTACTTCTGATCCTCACTGCTCGCCCTTTCGCCGGTCTGCATGCCCACCATGATCTTGGTCGGGATGTCGACGCCGGCGGCGGCGGTTTGCAGGTTGACGTTGTAGGTTGGGCTGGGGTCCGAAACAGCGGACACCATCTGCGTGACGGTCGCCCCTTGGGTCGGGAGCAGGACATCGACGCCGAGGTTGAGTTGGCGCGCAGCCTCGTTGAAGCGCTCGTTGAGCGCATCGAGGGTCACGCCGTAGGTGCTGGCGATCTCGCCAAGGTTAATCTCCTTGTCGAAGTTCAGCAGGAGCTGGCGTGCGGCGTTCTTCAGGAACGATTCGCCACTGCCTCCCTCGACCTTCTCCAGGCTGATGAATGAGTTGTAGGCAGGCTCCAGGAATCCGATTGCATCGCCGGTCCAGTCTCCGAGAATGAAAACCCGGTCCGGATGGATATCTCGCACCAGACCGGGACGACCGGCTTGGGATGCCTCGGTGTATTCCCACATGGTGGGCTGCCCGTAGGTCTCGCTATCCTGTTTCTCGTCAAACGTCTTGGGCTTAAGGCACCCGGCCCAGGCCGGGGTGACCTTCGCCAGCCCATTGACCTTTCCCGTGACAGGCCTGTCCCACGGCTGGCTATCCCTGATGTGCAAGAGCAACCCGGAATAACGACCAACAAGGCGGCGCCGGTCGGCTTCGGAGACAGCCCGCCAGAACCTGCCGCCTGCTATCAACGGCTTGTTCTTCCTCTCCCACTCGGTTTCGTCCTTGGAGCGGTCCTGGTCGTCACCCTCGATGACCTGCGGATTCGTCTTCCAGCAAGTGGTGACGATCTTCTCGACCGCGCCATGGGCGATGCCGCCCCGGCGGTACATGGTGTACAGGTCGTTGAACGTGATTTCCTGGGGGAATCCGTACTCGCACCATGCCTGGGGCCGCTTCGCGTCATGGCCAATGCCCTGGTTCAGCAGGCTCATTCGGGCACGCGCGATGGCACTGCTCATCGCGTGATTGACCGCGAGGTCGAGTTTGTCAGTCATGGTCAGTCCGATTTCAGGATGAGGCCTGGCTTGTCCGTCTCGCGGACCAGTTCGACAGAAGAGAGGTTGGGGTCACGCCATACCATCGTCCCTTCGGCACCGGCGTTTTCGACCGCCACGGTGCGGGCGCATGTAGTGCAGCGCGCACGGACAACCATGGAGCGGCTGGTAGCGCGCTCCTTGAGGATGAAGATGGCCATCAGCGGGCTCCGGGTAGCAGCATACCGACCGCGCCGCGGCGCTTGATCAGCGGGCCCAACGCGTACCGGCTCGCGTCCATGAAGTGGTTGTTCTTGTCGATGATCTCGGCGAGCACGTCACCGGTTAGGCGGTCGACCTTGTAGCTGTAGAGCCTGGCCTCGCGCAGGAAGCCGGTACAGCGCACGTGAATGACAATCTCGACGTAGCTGCGCAGATGCGCGATGCCGTCCTCGACGCTGCCTTGCCACTTCGCCACCGGCTCGATGCGTGGCAAGTTGGCGCGCTTGTGGTCTCGCCCCTTGCTCTTGACGTGGCTGATTGTCTCCGGCCTGGCTGAATCGGCCCGCACGGCGTGCAGTTCGATGCCAGGCAGACGGTCGATCATGAACTGGGCGATGTCGTCGTTTTCGAGGCCGACCTTGCTGGCTTCGTACTCGACCCAGAGCCGGCGATCGTGCACCCAGAGCTTCACGCCGGCTGTGGGGTCCTGACTGAACCCCCAGTCCAGGCCGTAGTAGGGGCCATCCCAGCCCGGTTCAGGCGTGAACTCCGCCACCCGGTACTTGCCGGACAGGATCTGCGCGTCGCTGTTCTCGCGGTAGGCGCCATCCCAGATCCAAGCGTAGGTCTGGTCGTCCAGCGACTCCCTGTCGTTCAGGCGCTCCTGATCGAGGACGTCGGGGAACCAGGGATTGTCCGTGTAGTTCAGTTCGACGATCTTGGCGCCGGCCGGCATGTTTTTCCGGAACCGGGTGTCGGTAGGGCTGCCGTCCTTCTCCGGGTTCCAAGTGATCCAGACTTCGGAGTCGCACTCGCGAACCGTCGGCACCAGCTTCTGCCAGGCGATCTCACTGACGTTCTCGGCCTCATCGACCCATGCGATGAGGATGCGCGCCTTCGACTTGATGCTATCGAGGTTGTGGCGTAGGCCGGAGAACGAGAACCACACCCGTCGGTTGCGGGTGCGGATGAACTTCTCGCCGATCTCGAAGTAGGCGTTGAGCCAGGGTTCGGACCGGATCGCCTGCTTGACCTCCTCCATAGAGGAGTCTTCCAGGCTGTTCATGTACTCCCGGCCGCAGAGAATCTGCCCGGAGATACCAGCCTCGGCGAACATGTAGGCCCGGATCGCCGCCATCTTGGCAAAGCTGCGGGTCTTGCCGCTGCCGCGCCCGCCGTAGGCGCCCCTGTACCTCGCGGGCCCGGAGAAGACCGGAATCAGCTTCGGTGGGAGTTCAATCCGTGCTTTCACCAGGCGCCACCAGTTCGATCATGGTCGGCATGGTGGGAATCGGGCCGCCGCCGGGGCCCGAGTGCTCGAACTTGTCGGTGAACACGCCGTGGTGGCGGCCGAGCAGTTCCAGGTTCTTCACCTTGTCCGGCCATTTGATCTTCTTGAGGATGCCGACCGCCGCGCGGGAATCGCCCTTGCCCTCGAACATCTCGGCCAAGTCGAAGCCGCTGAGGTACTGGCGCCAGGCCTTGGGCCACTGGCTGAGCGGGCGGAGGGTCAGGTCATCGTTGACAATGTCCAGGAGGTCCATCTGATCGATCTCCTCCAGGCGCCGGACGACGTAGTCGGCGTCAGACCTGGTGCGCTCGGCGCGCTCCTTCATAGCCGCCTGGATGGCGGATGTGATGTCCGGCTTCTGCAGCAGTTGGTAACCGATCTCGGACGCGCGATTCTTGCTGTACCCGGCCCTGATTGCCGCCTGGGTCGCATTGAGGTCGAGCAGATACTCGGCGACGAAGCGGCGCTGTTTTGCTGTTAGCGCCATGGATCACCTCAACTGAGCCTCAGGATGGGCGCGATGTTGCCCTTGTTGCGGTAGACCAGCACCAGCAGCACCAGCAGGACCGCCAGCAGGTAGGGCGATATCGGCGTTGCGTGGCGCGCCATCAGCACGGCCAGGCTGATCGACAGCGCCTGCATGCCGGTCCCAGCGGCGAGGATGTACGCGCAGAGCGAGACGCCGAACCGGTACGTGGCACCGTGGCGCTGGTACGTGAAGATGCGGCAACTGATAGCGCCGCAGACGGCCGCAGCCGTCAGGGTCACCAGATCAACCATCTTTCCGGCCTCCGATCATGCCGACGATGCGCTGCAGAACGATCTGGAGCCATGCCGGCGCGCGGCCACCAATCATCCAGTCGAGCACGCCGATCAGGATCGTGACGATCAGCGCGGCGGTGACCAGTGCGGGCAGCCCAGAGAACTGGGTCGCGCCCCGCCCGACAGCCTCTGTGGCGGCGTAGTAGCCGCCGACCCAGGACGCCAGCAGGTAGCCGAGGCGCCTGGCCATTGTCAGGTCGTGAGCCCAGAGCACGAACAGCAGCGCGCCGGCGAAGCCGCCGATCACCGCATTGACGTCGACTCCGGGGATGATCGCGGTGGCAGTGAGCCCGACGGCGCCGGCTGCTGCTACTGCTCCGCTGCTCGTCGGTTCAGCCATGGGGTACTCCAGAAACGAAAAAACCCGGCGCCAGGGCCGGGTTTTCGGGGGAATCTGTTGGTTGGGTGCAACTGTGCACAATGGCAAAACGATACCCAAATGCTCTTCAAATCGTCAAGCGACCCGTTTCAGGCGTTCCCGCTGGGTCCAGTAGGCCGCCACGCGGTCATGGTAGCGCTGATGGACACTGGGGCATTCCAGGATGTCCTCGCCCCACTCCTCCCGGTATGCCTCCCCGTACCGCTTCATCCTCGCCGCCCACCGCGCCAGCTCCTGGTCCGACATCCCGCGCAGCCGTTCAGCCAAGCGCTGCTGGTGATGCTCCCGGCGCTCGGCGTAGGCCTCGGCCCGCTGCAACGCCACCACATCGCGGTCGACCTGGTGCCAGCGCCAGCCCGGCCCCTTCCGCAGGCCGCTCTGCTTCGCCACTACCTCGGCGACCGGCCTCAGCGCCTGAGCGTCGAGCTTGTCGATGTGGCGCGCCAGGCGCTCCCAGGTACTGGCGTAGTCCCGCGCCCAGTTGCCGGGGTCGATCCGGCAGCCGAGGCGCTCCTCGATGAAGAGGCAGACCTCGGCCGGGCGCAGTGTGTCGCGGCCATTGACGGCGCGCTTATGCGAGTTGATCGCCGCCAGCGCCATCCAGTAAGCCCGCTCGCCCTGGCGCTGAGTCAGTTGGCCGAGGCCGGCGCCGATCCAGACCAGGCCGTGAGCGATCGCCACGTCGTCACCGGTGGCCAGCGGCGAGTACAGCGTGTGGCCGAAGTGCTGCAGCGGCTTCGGCAGCGAGCGGATGGCAGCCTGCACCAGGCCGGCGGCCAGCATGTGGGCGCTACGCCCGTTGGTGTCCTTGCGGTCGGGGTGCGTCTCGTTGGCCACCCGCCCCTTCTTGCCCAGCGCGGCCTTGTCGGCCGCCACCGCCAGCACTGAGCTCCGACTCTCGTAGAAGGCGTCGTGCCAAGCCTGGCGCGCGCTGATCAGTCTCATTTCGACTCTCCCCTGTAGTTTCCTGTAGTCACTGCTCGCCCTCGAGGAGAGGGACGATCTTCACTCGCACGCCTGGCGTTTCGCTCCAGAGCTTCTGGAATATGCCGCGGGTGGCCTGAACATCGTCACGCCATACGACGCCGTTGCAGGCATCGCAGATGGCCTTGAGGCAGTTGTCCGCATCCGGTTTGCGCATGGCGGCGATCTCACCGGCCAGAGCCTGTGCACGCTTGCGTTTCGACCATGAGGCTGGCACTTGGTGGTACATCCAGATCTCGATGAGGCAAGGCCGGGTTATCAGCGGGCGCCCCGCCATTGCCTGCTGTGCGGCCATGGCCACCAGGCCTTCGTACGCCACGGTCTTCGCGGGAGTGAACATCCGGGCGTGGGCGCCGACGCGGCCGATACGCGGCCTCCCCTTCCCCTGAGGCTCGCCGGGCACGGTGAACATCACCGGGCGGAGGTCATGCATCACGGCGCACCTCCGGCGCTTTCCGGCGCATCTTGGCCAGCAGCAGTTCCCGCGCCTGGGCGCCACTGAGACCATCCAGCCCCTGGGCCTGCATCCGGTGGAGCAGTTGCTGCTCGGCAAGCTCATCGGCGCGCTGCAGCTCTGACTTCTGGCTGTCGAGGCCAATCGCCTTGGCGACCTTTCCGTCCAGCGGCTCACCAGCCTCGAGGCGTCGGACCACTACGGCATAGTTATGCTCGAACTCAGCGCGAAGTCGCTTGTCGCCGTACTGGGCCCGACGAAGCTCGAACAGGCCTGTGAGTTCGGCAGCCACCTTCACGACCTTGTGGCTGTAGCGCTGCTCCAAGGCTTCGTACCAGGCGCCCTCGGCGCTCGGCAAACCGTCGATCTTGCGGCACAGCCGCAGGAACTCCTTGAGGCTCGGAGGAAAGTCCTGATCCAGCACCATCCGCTGGAGGCCTCGGTCGACCTGCATGTCGCTCAGGTGCTTGATACCGGTCAGCCAGACTCGCTTGGCGAGCGTCTCCGCACGACGTTCCCCGTAGTGCTTCTCGTACCAAGCCGGATAGCTGGTTTTGAGGGTAGCGAACACGCGTTTCACCGCCCTGCGCGCCTGGGCGTCAAGTTCGACCAGATTCTCGATCTGCGGCTCACCAGTCGTCGTCGTGGAGGATGTCAACAGCGTTGCGCGAACGTCGTGCAGCGGGTCGCTGACGTGCTTGGGCGTTTCGTCCGTCGGTTTGCTCATGGCGGTGCTCCGCATGCGGTGCTGTTGCCATCCGGTGGCGCTCCAGCAAGAGTTCATCGAGAAAATTTCGGTAGTACAGGGGGGAGTCAGGCGGGGCGCCGAGCTTGGCTTCGGCGATCTCCATTGCCGCGAGCATCTGCTCCGCGGTGACACCGCGCTCGACCCAAGAGGCGAACAGCGGCATGGTCCTGGCGGTCTGCACCGCGTGGATCTGAAATCCGCGCTCACGAATGAAGAACTGGCACCACTGTCCCGCAGTGGCCGGATCGGCTGGGCATTCGCGCACGCACGCGTTAGGTACGGTACGGTTATTACCGGATACCGGAGGTGTGCCCACTTTTTCACTTTCACCCCCTCCCACATATCTGCCCTCTTTTTCCGGGAAAGCCGCGTAGTTACTGGGCTCCGACCCTTCCACATAACTGCCCGCTTCATCTGCCCACTTAGTGCCCACTTTTTTTCGGACGGATTGATCCCGTGAAGCCTTCGGCAACTCAAAAATCAGGCGCCTTTCGGCCAAGTTGGGGCCCACCAGGCCCACCTTCTGCAGCCAGACCAGCGCCCGCCGCAGTTCCTTTTCGGAGGGCTCCCCGCCCTTGATGCCCTGGTGCGGCTCGACGTAGAGCTCCTCGGCGATCGACTTCCAAGAGATCCCGCGCCGCTCTCCGACAACGCCTGTTGCGAAGTCCATGAACGGACGTAGGGCGAACACGTAGATCTCGCGGGCAAGCATGGGTAGGCCGCGGAGCGCCTCCTGCTCCTCGTCGTTGATCTGGAAGGACGGCATTCAGTCCCAACCCAGCGGTCCCGGCCGCTTCTTCTCGGCCTGAAGGCCCAACTCAGCCAGCGTCTTGAGCGCCTGAATGTACTCGAATGGATGACACTGAGCCGACATTGGGACGACCTGAAGCTCCAGAAGCGCAAGCACCTTGCACCACCGCTCTATCTCGCCCTCTTTCCAGCGGCTGACAGTAGATTCGCTCACGCCGATTGCATCAGCGACGGTCTTCTGCCCAACCGACAAAAGCCGGTTCAGGACTAGGGACTCGAACTCCCGTGCCCTTGCGTCGCGCTCGGGGTTTAATTGGCTGGCTGTCATGGTTACGACGCCATCCGCTTAGGCTCGTCTTCTTCGCGAGCCTGAAGCGCGCCAGAGGATGCCTTCTCCAGGACGCACTGATGCTGATAGGAAAACCCACCTTCCGATTTGCACTGAGAAATGCGCCCAGGGCTTACGCCTAGGGCCTTCGCAATCGCTCGCCCTGTTCCGAAGTGGGTGAGCGCCTGTTCGTAATTCATACGGCTGCCTCCATGGTTTTGCTGGAGTTTAGAAAAATAAACAGTCGCATGCAAGTTATCTAAACCAACAAGGATTTAGAATCCTAAACATGGACTTTTCAGACAGACTCAACCAGCGCATGGATGCCTTAGGCATCAGCGCCGCAGACATCTCCAGAGAGATCAAGGTCTCCAAGGGGACTCTCTCCCACTGGACCAATGGCACCAACAAGGCCAGAGGAAAGAACCTGATCGCCTTGGCCAAGGTGCTTCGATGCAGCGCTTCCTGGCTGGAAACCGGGAAGGGAGAAAAGGAGCTTCCCGCACATGAAGGGGCTCCTTCAGAGGCCGACTACGCTCTTATTCCCCAGCTCACCGCTAAGGGTTCGTCGGGAAATGGCTACCTAAACGATCATGTTGAGGTCAAGGGTGGATTGGCATTTAAGCGCGACTGGCTTCGACGCATGGGGCTGAAGGCTGAAAATCTTCGCGTAGCCTACAACCAGGGAGACAGCAACTGGCCTACCCTCTCCGACGGAGAGGTCGTCCTGATAGATGTTTCCTGCAAGGAGCCCGCGAACGGGAAGATGTTCGCCCTGCATGATGCCGACCAAGAAGTGATCTTCAAGCGCCTTATCCGAGAGATATCAGGAGGATGGCTGATCCGATCAGATAATCAGGACAAAAATCGATACCCAGACCAGCCTGTCACTGATGACGGAATGCGCGGCGTAGACATTATCGGTCGTATCGTTTGGCGTGGCGGCGCGATGTAGTCAGGTGCTGACCGGCACTCGGGCTTTTTGATAATCAAGGAGGTTTCATGCGTTTAATCGCCATAGCAGCAATAATGATCATGCTGTCAGGTTGTGCCGTATCTCAACAAAAGCCGGTCCCGAGAATTCCATTCCCTGCTGCTGAATTTGCCGCTCTTCCGACAAAAGGGACTGGCACATTGACTGGCCAGGTCTTTATGAAGACCGTTGGTGGAGATGTGAAATTCGGTGCAGGGAGCACAGTTTACCTAGTCCCCGTTACGTCCTACTCGAAACAGTGGTACGAAGTGAACTACATAGGAGGACAAGCGCTTGAGGCGCCAGATCCTCGATCAGGACAGGGGTCCATCACTACGGTGGCGGACGGGAACGGAAACTTCACATTCACGGACATCCCGCCAGGCGACTACTTCCTCAGCTCAACCGTCACTTGGCAAGCGCCATCGAAATACGGACTCCTGCCTCAAGGAGGCGTAGTGGCCAAGGTCGTGAGCATCGCTGATGGCATGAAGCTTCGCGAGATGCTCACACGGTAACACCCTTAACCAGAGGGACATAGCCCGCCTAGCGCGGGCTTTTTTGTGCCCGCTCAATCCAAAAGTTTAGATTTCTAAAAAAATCCCTTGACCTTAATCGTTTAGTTTTCTAAATTTCACTTCAACGCCAGCAACACACCGCCGGCCAGGCCACCGAGCCGCGCTCTTTAACAACCCGACAGCACAACACATCAACAACAGATCGCATTGCCTCTACCGGCGACCGGCGATCCGCGCTCAGGCAATGCGGGCCTGGGCAACGCAGGAAGAACCTGCGGCGGACGAGGACCAGACCGAACCGAGCGAATGACCCGGAAAGCAATGCGCCCCGCCACCCCGGCGGTAATGGGCAGGAACCTGGCTGTGCCGTGCGGCAATCGGCGCCGCAGTCAGGGGAATGACAGCAATGAGCACCACCCGCGGGTTGTAGAAGCCCAGTAGGCGAACGCGGGAGCAACACCGATTTCCTCGATGCCCTTCCCCCGAGGGGCATCACCAAAGCCTTCAGCCCGAAGGCTTTGGTGATCCGGAGGGAAAATCATGTCAAGACGACTTGTGTTCGGAGCCGGCATCAAGGACATCCGAACCCATCATGGATGCCCCTACTACGAGCGCTGGAAGGGGGTTCTCCGTCGTTGTTACAGCAAGTCCGGCGAGATACCGGCTTCCTACGACGGCTGCCGAATCGCCGATGAGTGGCTGACTTTCAGCAACTTCAAGCGGTGGATGGAAAGCCGGCCATGGAAGGGAAATCACCTCGATAAGGACATTCTGAGGCCCTGGGAAAAGCTCTACTGCCCGGAAACGTCGGTCTTCGTTCCGCAATACATCAACACCCTGATGAGCGAGAAGCCGCGAGGTGCAGCGAACCTTCCTGTCGGCGTGTCGAGATCGAAGCGCGGACGCCCATTCGTGGCGATGATCCGAAACCTTGGAACCGAAAAGACCTGCCTCGGAACCTTCAATACCGCAGAGGAAGCCCATAGAGCCTGGGCCACTGCAAAAGCTCAGGTCATCGAGTCAGCAGTTGATCTCTACCGAAAGACAGACCGATTCGATATGCGCATCTGCGACGCGCTGCTTACCCGCGCAAACCATCTCAGAACCCGATAGCGGCAAGGAGAAGCTGATGAACAGAAGAACTTTGAAACCCGTTGGCGAGGGTGTCCTGCTCGGCCTGGGACTGGCCGTCTTCATGATCGGCCTCGTGACCACCGCCCGCGTGATCTTCCAATTCGTCGGCGCACTGGCCGGCTGCCAACCGTGAAAAGAGAGGAATTCCAATGAAGCAGTTCGCGAAGCTTTTCGAGTTCGAAGACCTGGGCCAGGTGCTCGTGATGCTTGATCGCGGGGATGACGGCCCAGAGGTGCGCCTCTACTTCAAGCCCGACGGGCTTGGCGTCTGTTCAGTGGCGTGCAGCAACTTCCCCGGCGATGAAGACGAGCAGTGGGACCACGCCGAAAAGGGGTTCGCCACGGCGGACTCCGAAGGGGTTCACGACCTGGTCGCCGAGGCAATGAAGGTCGTCCCGGATCGCCTGGGCTGACGCCGCAAAGTCACCGAACACCAGCCCTGGAGGGCACGGATATGCTGAACATCAATGAAGAAGACCTGAAAGCCGCCATCGTCGCGAAAGCCGCAGACGAGATCCTGAGCCATGACAGCGAACTCTCAGGGCTGATTGCCAGGGAAGTGAAATCTCGCATCGACAAGATCTTCGCCGAACGCGCAATGGCCCAGGTCGAGAAAGCAATCGACGAAACCGTGCACAACTGCTTCGAGCGCGATTACCAGCGCGTCACCGCTTGGGGGCAGCCGGAAGGTGAGCCGACCAGCATTCGCAAAGAGCTGGAGCGAACTGTAAGCGGCTATTGGTCTGCGAAGGTCGATCCACGCACTGGTAGAGCCGATGGCGGTTACAACTCTGTCACCCGCGCCGAATACCTGATGACGCAAATCTGCGCCGAAGACTTCTCGAAGCAGATGAAGGACAGCGCCGTGAACATCACCGGTCACCTGAAGGACGGCCTGCGCAATCAGATGGGCAAGGTGATGGATGACATCCTCTCTGAGCTCTTCAAGGTCAAGAGCCTGCAAGACCAAGGAAAGGTCGAGAAACCGTACTGACCGCTTACCTCGCGCCGCTTCCCTGAGGTGGCCGTCACCCCGAACGGAGTCACACCATGCTGATCTTGACCAGAAGACCCGGCCAAACCCTGCATATCGGCGACAACATCACCGTCACTGTCCTCGGCAGCCAAGGCGACCAGGTGCGCCTCGGCATCACCGCCCCGGACGACGTCGCCATCCACCGCTCCGAGATCTACCAGCAGATCGGCAACGTCCGTCCTGTGCCGCCGGCGGAACTGGTCGAAGCCTGGAACCGAGAGCACCCGGCGCCAGCGCTGATCGAGTACCGCCCGTACCGAGGGGCCGAACCACAGCGCACCCGCACCGTCGGCCGGGCCAGCGTGTCGCTTGGCGGGGCGGCGGTTATCTGGATCGAAGGCCAGTCGGCGCCGGTGGCGTTGCGGGCCTGCACCGCGATCTCCTGACTTCGGCGCCTGGCCCATTGCCGGGCGTTTAACCCACGGCGAGCGCCCGCCGGTCCAACGGCGCGTACAACTGAGGACCTCACCATGTAGCCCAGCCTCAATCGGCAGATCGCCAACATGCGGTCGAGCCTGTACCCAACCGCTTTCACATAAGGCGGTGCATGTAAGTGGAGACAGGGCGCTTGGCGGCGCCCTTCTCTTTCCTGCTCCTGGCTCGGCCAGGGCGTAGCGGAGAGTGATCGGCAGCCGAGTCAGGCACCTGCCTCGTAAGCAGGCGAGCCAACGAGCAACGCCGCCGGCTGGTGGCGCGGACGGAGCCAGAGGGGACGCCCTCGCGCCGATCACTCCCCGCTGCGCATGCAGCGTTCCCCCTCTTTGCCCGGCTCCGGCCGGGCTTTTTTCAACCCCCATTCGAGAGCACCCACCACGGCGCCCCACCGGGCACGACTGCCGTGTGCCTGGGTGCTGCCGAATGCAGGTGAACCACGGAGAGCATCCCGATGTGGACATACCGCGAGCGCCGCAACCGCGCGGCTTTCAGCAACGCGCAACTCGCTTACGACCGTGCCGTCGACCCGCTCTGGGACCAGCCGGAGCCGGAACCGGAGCACGAGGACGAAGAGCAGGAGGACGACGATGGCCTTCAGCAATGAACGCGCGGTTCGGATGATTGAGGAAGGCATCACGGCCATGCGCCGGTCCCACTTCCCGCGCCCCGAACAGAGCTTCCTCCACGGCCAGATCGAACTGGCCTACGCAGTGGACTTCATCGACACCCGCCTCTACGACGACATGCGCCGCCGGCTCGACGCCGCGGCGGATTCGCGCTGGGCAGAACTCAGGAGCACGAACACATGACCACCCGCCCCGTTCGCTCGATCATCGACGACCAGCTCGACGACCTGGTGATGCCTGCCGGCGCCGACATCGCCGCGGTACTCGGCCTGCCTCGCGAGACCCTGGTGGTGAATCTCCCGCGCCGCATGGCCGTGACCATCAAGAAAGGCCGGAAGTGCCTGGGGGTGCGTCGTGATTGAGCCGCAACTCTCGACGGTTTTCTTCGCTCCTACGGCGCGGCGCCGCTTCTTGACGCGCCGGGCGGCAATCAATGCCGAGGCCAGGGCGATCATCAACAAGCACTTCCCGATTGAGCGCGGCTGCTCCTGCGGCTGCGGCGATCCGGGCTGGCGGCTTGAGGAGGCCAACCCAGAGCGCTTCGCGCGCTACTACCGGCTGCTCACCGCCGTGCTGAAGAAGGTGAAGTCATGAACGCGAAGCGTAAAGCCACCCTTCTCGGTGCCCTGGCCATGACCGCCTTCTACATCCTGCTCATCTTCGCCCCTGCCTGGGGCGGTCTGATCACCGCCGAACAACCCGCCACGGCACCCATCGCCGGGAAGTGAGCCAACAATGCAAACCATCACCGTGCGCGCCTCGTCCTGGGGCGCGCTGTTCGACTGCGCGTTCAAGTGGGAGGGCGTACACCTCCTGAAGATGCGCAACCCGTCATCCCCCCGGGCGCTACTCGGTACCGCGATCCACGCCAGCACCGCCGCGTTCGACGCTGCGCGGGTGAACGGCGAGCCGATCAGCGCCTACGACGCCTCTGAACTGCTGGTGCACACGCTGCAGCAGCCCGATTTCGAAGTGGACTGGCGCGGCTCCGACATCAGCCCGCGCGAAGCCGAGTCCACCGGACTGACGCTGCACACGAAGTACTGCAACGACATCAGTCCGCGCTACGACTTCGTCGCCGTCGAGTTGACGACCAAGCCGATGGAGATCGACTGCGGTGGCGGCATCCTTGTCCGCCTGACCGGCCAACTCGACCGGGCCCGCATCAAGCGCGATAGCCACGGCGTCGGCATCGCCGACGTGAAGACCGGCGGCGCCGCGGTGAGCCAGGGCGTGGCCAAGACCAAGGGCCACAAAGCCCAGATCGGGACCTACGAACTGCTCTACGAGCACACCACCGGCGACCCGATCACCGCGCCGGCCGAGATCATCGGCCTGAAGACCAAGGGCAAGCCCGAGGCGGCGGTCGGCGAGATCGTCGGCGCGCGCCAGGTGATGGCCGGCAGCGAGTCGCACCGCGGCCTGATCGACTACGCGGCGGACATGTTCCGCTCCGGACTGTTCCCTCCCAACCCGCAAAGCCCGCTGTGCAGCCCGAAGTACTGCCCGCGTTGGAAATCGTGCCCCTATAGGGATGGCTGAGCCATGAAGAAGCTGACGGAAGAACACAAGCGGAGAATCGGCGAGGCGAATCGCTCGCGCGCCAACTCCCGGCGAGACCTACAACTTGAAGCGAAGGTATTCGAGTTGTACGCATCCGGGAAAAGCATGAGCGAGGTCAGCCACGAAACCAGCGTACCAGTGGCAACCATCCACCGATGGCTGCGCCGCGAGGGGGTTGAGACTCGAAATCCAGGTGATTGGCACCGAGGGCGCGCATGGAGTGAGGCCAGGCGGCAGCACCACCCGGCCAAGCAAGGTCCTGCTGAAGGTTCGCCAACCGGCTACGACATCCTCACCCAGCGAGCCATAGGCAATCGATCCATCAAGAAATCCGGATATGTGGTTGTGCATGTTGGCCGCAAGCAGCGGCGCTACGAGCATGTCCTTGTCGCCGAAAAGGCTCTCGGGCGAAGGCTCCGCGATGGCGAAGTCGTCCACCACATCAACTGCATCCGCTCCGACAACAGGCCAGAAAACCTCCTGGTCTGCACCCGCGAATACCACCAGCAACTTCATGCACGCATGCGCCGTCACCCCTACTGGTCCGACGTCGAGCGTCGCGCCAAAGCCAACCGACACGAATGAGGAAGCCCATGAGCCAAACTACTCTCGCAAGCCTGCAGACCACCGCAGTTGCAGCCAAACCGAACGACGCCCCCATGTCGCTGCTGACCGGCGCCGGCTTCGACCAGATCCAACGCGTCGCAAAGGCGCTCAGCGCGTCTACCCTGGTGCCGGTGCAGTACCGCGCCTTCGCCGAAGTGAAAGAGTACGGCAAGGTCACCGGCTACACCCCGAACGGCGCCGGGCTGCCGAACTGCATCGTCGCTCTGAACATGGCGCAGCGTATGGGCGCCGATCCGCTGATGGTGATGCAGAACCTGTACGTGATCGAGGGCCGGCCGAGCTGGTCCAGCCAGTTCATCATCGCCTCGATCAACAGTTGCGGCCGTTTCAACCCGCTCCGCTACGACCTCAGCCAGCCGGGCAAAGAGCAGGAGGTTTCCTATAAGGCGACTACCTGGAAGAACAAGCAGAAGGTCGAGGAGACGAAGACCATCAAGGTTCGCCATCAGACCTGCACGGCCTGGACCACCGAGAGGGGCGTTCAAATCCCGACCTTCAGCCCCGAGGAGCTTCGCAAAAAGTCGATGCTCCAGTTGTGCCGCGAGTACGGAGTGCCCGTGATCGAAAGCCCCGAAGTGTCGATTCAAATGGCGCTCGACGAGGGCTGGCTCACCAAGAACGGCAGCAAGTGGCAGACCATGCCCGAGGTGATGTTGCGCTACCGCGCTGCCAGCCTACTGGGCCGCCTGTATGCGCCTGAGCTGCTGATGGGCCTGCAGACCGTCGAAGAGGTCAACGACTTCATCGAACCGCGGGACACCGATATCCATGGTGAAACCGTGACCGTGCATGTCGATGATCTCCGAGACAAAGAACCGGCGCCGCCGGCTGTCACCGCCGAAGACGATGGAGACGAGCCCTCTCCGCCGGACGGCGTGAACACCGAGACGGGCGAAATCACCGAACCCGCCCCGGGCCAGCCAGCCGATCAGCAGCCGGACATCGGCACCGACGAGCTCAATCTCGAGTAACCGGCCATGCCCAGCCGAACCATCGAAGAGCAGTTCGACCGTGTCGAGGAGTTCAACAGCCTCCTCGGCGCGGCGGAGCTGAATGCCGCCACCACCTGGGAAGAAGAGTTCACCGCCGACCTGCGCGCCAACTTCCAGCGCTACGGCCCGCGGATGTTCCTCAGCGAGTCCCAGCACACCACCCTCGAACGCATCGCCAACCAGTAGGAACAGCAGCCAATGACAGCCCAAACCGCCGCAACTATCGCTCAAGACCTCGTAGAAGAGTTCGACGAGGAACAGCCCGCCACCGTAGTTTCCCTCGCTGCCGAAACGCTCGGCCGCGACCTGCTCCAGGCCCTGCTGCAGGAGGTCCGCGTCCTGCCGGATGTCTGGCCGAAGCTGACCGAAAAGAAACAAGCCGACGTCATCGACCGCCTGCGCAGCACCGTAGAGCGCACCGTGAAGTATGCGGTCAAGCTGATTTCCGCCGGCGAGCGCCCGGCCATCGGCGGCATCCTGGAGTCGGTGGCGATCAAAGAAGGCATCAAGGCGACCTTCAAGGTCAGCCAGTTCGACCCGCTGCGTCACGACCTAATCGACCGTGCCGGCAAGGTCTGCATGCTGGTGGTGGCCGACGCTGAGGAGTACCTGCAGGGCATGGACACCGTCGTACCCGATCCCGACCAGAGGGCCCTGGCCCTGGACGAAAGCGACGATGGCGACGACGCCGGCGGCACTGGCGCGCAGGACCCGCTCTACATTGAAGCGGTCAGCCATGTCATCGACACGCGCCGGGTCAGCATCAGCGGGCTCCAGCGCTACCTGAAAATCGGCTACAACCGCGCCGCGCGCATCGTCGAGGAAATGGAAGCCGCCGGCGTTGTATCGGCACCGAACTCCAACGGCGAGCGCGAGGTGATCCTGCAATCACCGCCGGAACCGGAAAAAGACCTGCTGAGCAGTGCCGCCGAGCCCGGCGCCACAACCTACGGCGGCCACACCATCGACGACATCACCGTTCTGGTGCTGCGCAAAGACGAGATCACCCCGGGCTGGCTGCAGTCGCGCTTTGCGCTGAGCACCGACGAGTCCTTGGCTGTCGCCCTGAAGCTGCTCGACGACGGTGTGATCACGCTCGCCACCGAAGGCGAATCGCCTGACCTCAACACCTACCGCGTCGCCGTTGCCACCAAGGCGCCGGCCGAAGAGCCCATCACCCTGGAGTGAGCCATGCGCATAACGAAACTCGAAATCACCAATTTTCAAGGGCTGCGTCATGCGGCCCTTGATGTTTCTGCGCCGGTGCTCCTGGTGGCCGGCCACAACGGCGCCGGCAAGAGTTCGCTGCTCGACGCCATCAGCCACGCCTTCACAGGTAAGCCCGGCCGCGTTGCGCAGAAGCAGCATATCGGCCAACTGATCACCGAGGGCGCCAAGAAGGGCGAGGCCCGCGTCGAGTGGCTGGACGAGGCCGGCGAGGTGCAGGCCTGCGGGGTCGCGCTGCCCAGCGGCAAAGGCTCCCAGCTCGCCGACTCGCCGTTTCTGCCGTTCGTGCTCGACGCCAGCCGCTTCGCCGCCCTGGACGCCAAAGATCGCCGCCGGGTGCTGTTCGACCTGACCGGCGCCAGCGCCAGCCCGGCCGAGGTCGGCAAGCGCCTGAAGGCCAAGGGCATCGACCTGGCGCTGTTCGAGAAGGTGAAGCCCCTGCTCCGTTCCGGGTTCTCCGCCATGGTCGGCCAGGCAAAGGACTACGCCAGCGAAGCGCGCGGCGCCTGGAAAGCGGTCACCGGCGAGAACTACGGCAGCGAGAAGGCCATTGACTGGGCGCCGGAACTGGTGGCCACCGCGGTGACCAACGACCAGGTCGAGGAAGCCCGTAACGCCCTGCAGGCGCTCGAGGACGATCTGGCTGAAGCCCAGCAGACCTTGGGCGCCAGCAAGCAGGCCCGCCAGGCCGCCGACGGCCGCGCCCAGCGCATAGCCAATCTGCGCGAGCTGGTAGACCTGGAGCCGCGCCGCCGCAACAAGCTGAGCACGGACGAGCAGAACCAGGACGAGTGGTCCGAGAAGGTCATGGCCGCCGAGCTGGCCTCGTCCGGCAGCGTGCCGCACCAGCCGCTGACCTGCCCCCACTGTCAGGGCGCGGTCGACCTGCAGGCCGGTGCTCTGGTGGTGCATCAGCCGCCTGAGAAGATCGCTGACGCCGAGGCAGCCAAGCGTCTGCCGGAATACCGCGAGTATCTGGCCAGTGCTCAGCGCGCCGTGGCGAACAGCCAGCGGGACCTGGACGAGTGCCTGGCCGCCGCCGAGCAGATCAAGGCCCTGGAAACCGAGTCCGCCGACGCGCCCAGCGCCGAAGCGATCGCCAACGGCGAGCAGGCTATCAACGAACTGCGGCAGGCCCGCGACGCGAGCCGCGCGAAGCTGGTGGCCCTTCAGGAAGCCATGGAAGCGGCTGCCCAGCGTGAGGCCTCGATCGCGAAAGCGCAGGCCGCGCACCGGGATGTGGTGGCGTGGACCGGCATGGCCGACGCGCTGTCGCCGACCGGAATCCCGGCTGAGATCCTGGCCGACGCGATCGGACCGGTGAACGAACTGCTGCAGCGCCTATCCGGCACAGCCGGCTGGTCGCCGGTACAGATCAGCGCCGACATCGATGTCACGTTCGGCGGTCGACTGTACGGCCTGCTGTCCGAGTCCGAACGCTGGCGGTGCGACGCGACGCTGGCCCTGACCATCGCGACGATCTCCGGCCTGCGCCTGGCGCTGCTGGATCGCCTCGACGTGCTGGATATCCCTGCTCGCACTCAGCAGGCGATGAAGCTGTTCCAGAGCCTGGCCGCCGGCGGCGAGATCGACACGCTGATCGTCGCCGGCACGCTCAAGGAACCGATGGCGAAGACGCCGGCCTGGTTACAGGCGGTCTGGATCGACGCCGGGCAACTCGTCGACCAGCAGCAACAGGCTGCGGCCTGACCCTCGATACAGCGCCCCACCCGGGGCGCTTTCTCTTCCAGCACGCACCGGACGCCGCCCTGTGGGCGATTCAACCATGCCTCGTGGGCCGCCCTGTCAGGCAGGGCGGCGTCCGGTGCGTGCCGTTCCCCAAGGAAACAGCATGACCGCCTATGAAGACTTCTTGCGAGCCAAGGTCCGCCTCGCCGAGCCGAAAGGCTTCGAGGTGAAGCCATCGGCCTTCCATCCCCTGCTCAAACCGCACCAGCGAGCCATCGCCACCTGGCTGGTGCGCCAAGGCCGCGCGGCCTGTTTCGCGGCCTTCGGCCTGGGCAAGTCGGTAATGCAGCTTGAAGTGGCGCGCGTCACCCGCGACCTGGCCGGAGGCTACGCGCTCATCACCATCCCGCTGGGTGTGCGCCAGGAGTTCTACCGAGACGCCGCGATGCTCGGCATCACCGTCCGGTTCATCCGAAGTTTCGACGAGGTAGACGACCCCAACACAATCTACCTGACCAATTACGAGACCGTCCGCGATGGCAAGCTCGACCCTCGACGGTTCAGTGTGGCCAGTTTGGACGAAGCCAGTTGCCTGCGCGGCTTCGGCGGCAGCAAGACGTTCCGCGAGTTCATGGCCCTGTTCGCGGGTGACGATCGCGCCGCCGGCATCCGCGGCGATGGCGTCCGGTACCGGTACGTGGCCACGGCCACGCCGAGCCCGAACGAATACATCGAGCTGCTGGCGTACTCGGCGTTCCTCGGCGTGATGGATGTCGGCCAGGCCAAGACCAGGTTCTTCAAACGCAACTCGGAGAAGGCCGACCAACTCACCATCCATGCCCACAAGGAGGGCGAGTTCTGGATGTGGGTGGCGTCCTGGGCGATCTTCGTTCAGCGCCCCAGCGACCTCGGGTTCAGTGACGAAGGCTACGCCCTACCGGAACTGGACATCCGCTGGCACGAAGTACCGTCTGACCACTCGCACGCCGGCCACGAACGCAATGGCCAGGGACGCCTGCTTCGTAATACCGCTATTGGCGTGCAGGACGCCGCCGCCGAGAAACGCGAGAGCCTGCCCGCCCGGATCGCCAAACTGATGGAGATCCGCGCCGAGGCCCCAGATGCTCACCGGATCATCTGGCATGACCTCGAGTCGGAACGCCACGCGATCGAGGCCGCCGTCCCCACTGCCGTAAGCGTCTACGGCTCCCAGGATCTGGAAGAGCGCGAGCGCGCGATCGTCCAGTTCAGCGACGGCGAGTTCCAGGAGCTGGCCGCCAAACCGGTGATTGCCGGCAGCGGCTGCAACTTCCAGCGCCACTGCTCTTGGGCCATCTACCTGGGCATCGGCTTCAAGTTCAACGACTTCATCCAGTCCATTCACCGCCTGCACCGCTTCCTGCAGACCGGCCGCGTGCGCATCGACCTGATCTACACCGAGGCCGAGCGCGACATCCGCCGCCAGTTGGAACGGAAGTGGCAGCAGCACAACACCATGGTTCAGCGCATGACCGAGATCATCAAGCAATACGGCCTGTCCATCGCCGCCATGGCGCAGACACTCACCCGCTCCATGGGTGTGGAACGCATCGAGATCAAGGGCAAGGACTACACCATCGTCAACAATGACACTGTGCTCGAAACCCGCCGCATGGAAAACAACAGCGTCGGCTTGACCATCACCAGTATCCCCTTCAGTACCCAGTACGAGTACTCGCCGAACTACGCCGACTTCGGGCACACCGACGATAACGCGCATTTCTTCCAGCAGATGGACTATCTGATCCCGGAAATGCTGCGCGTGACCATTCCCGGGCGCCTGGCTTGCATCCACGTGAAGGATCGTATCGTTCCTGGCGGCATGACCGGCCTCGGCTTCCAGACCGTCTATCCGTTCCACATGGAAGTGACCCGCGCCTTCGTCAAGCACGGCTGGGCCTACATGGGCATGAAGACCATCGTCACCGACGTGGTTCGCGAGAACGCCCAGACCTACCGCCTCTCGTGGACGGAACAGTGCAAGGACGGCACCAAGATGGGTGTCGGCATGCCCGAGTACCTGCTGATCTTCCGTAAGCCCCCCACCGACAACTCCAACGCCTACGGCGACATTCCGGTGGTCAAGGCCAAGCCCCTGTGCATCGACGAAGACGGCCAGATCGTCCCCTTCGCCATGGACAAGAAGCTCACCGTCACCCGCGGCAACGGCTACAGCCGGGCACGCTGGCAGTTGGACGCCCACGGGTTCACCCGAAGCAGCGGCAACCGTCCGCTGACCGAAGAGGACTTCGAAGGCATCCCGCACGACGTGATGTTCAAGCTGTACCGCGACTACAGCCTGTCCACCGTCTACGACTTCGAGCACCACGTCCGCATCGGCGAATCGCTGGAGGTCACCGGGAAGCTGCCCACCGGCTTCATGCTGCTGCCGCCGCAGTCCTGGCACCCGGACGTATGGACCGACGTCGCCCGCATGCGGACGCTCAACGCCCAGCAGTACAGCAAGGGGCAGGAAATGCACCTGTGCCCGCTGCAGTTCGACATCGTCGACCGGGCCATCGTGCAGTACTCCATGGAAGGAGACCTGGTCTTCGATCCCTTCGGCGGGATCATGACCGTCCCGTACTGCGCGCTGAAGCTCAAGCGCAGGGCCCGTGCCCACGAACTGAACTCCCGCTACTTCCTGGACGGTGCGGGCTATTGCAAGTCTGCCGAGGAAGAGATGGCCATGCCCGACCTGTTCGCCCTGCTCGAGGCCGATGCTGACATCATCCATAAGGAACCCGCCGCATGATCAAGCGCACTCTCTACCACTTCCACTTCTGCTGCGGCCTGGGCGGCGGTGCCGCCGGTTTCAACCGGGCGCGCCCGCGGGTCGGCAACGTCGAGGCCGAATGGGTCTGCCTCGGCGGGATCGACGTGGACCCGGCCGGATTGCGCGACTTCGAGCGCCTGGCCGGCGTCCCGGGCACCCTGCTGGACCTGTTCACCCGCGACCAATACATCCGCTTCCATGGAACGGAGCCGCCCGCCGGTTGGAGGGAGGCAACCCCGGAGGACATCCGACGCGCCGCCGGCGGGCGCCGACCGGATGCCGTGTTCATCAGCTCGCCCTGCAAAGGCGCCAGCGGCCTGCTGTCGGAGAAGATGAGCCTGACCCCGAAGTACCAGGCGCTGAACGAGTTGACGCTGCGCTGCATCTGGCTCATGGGCGAGGCATGGGCTGATGACCCGGTGCCGCTGATCGTCTTCGAGAACGTCCCGCGCCTAGCCAGCCGCGGCCGGCACCTGCTGGACCAGATCAACAGCCTGCTCGGCGGCTTCGGCTACGCCGTGGCGGAAACAACTCACGACTGCGGCGAACTGGGCGGCCTGGCCCAGTCGCGCAAGCGCTTCCTGCTTGTCGCGCGGCACGTCGAGAAAGTGCCCCCCTTCCTGTACGAGCCAGAGAAGAAATCGCTCCGCGCCGTCGGCGACATCCTCGGCCGCATGCCGCTTCCCGGTGATATCGATGCCGCCGGCCCGATGCACCGTGTGCCGTCCCTGCAGTGGAAGACCTGGGTTCGCCTGGCACTGGTGCGAGCCGGCAGCGACTGGCGCAGCCTGAACGACCTCGCCGTCGAGGACGGCTACCTGCGCGATCTGATCATCGTCCCGAAATACCGGGCTGGCTACATGGGCGTGCACGGTTGGAACGACAGCACGGGCATCATCGCCGGTCGCAGCAGCCCCACGAACGGCGCATTCTCTGTCGCGGACCCGCGCGCGCCGGCAAACGCCCTGCAATACCAGCAGTACGGCGTGCGCCGCTGGACCGACACCTCGGGCGCCATCATCGGCGTCAAGTCGCCCGGCCAAGGCACGTACTCCGTCGCCGATCCCCGCGGCCAGAGTTTCGGCAAGTACCCGGTCACCGACTGGGACGGCCCAGCCGGCACCGTGATTGCGGCCAGTACTACCGGCCAGGGTGCATTTGCTGTCGCGGACCCGCGCCACCGTGGCCCTGCCAAACACTCTAACGAGTTCCGCATCGTGCCTTGGGACCGCCACGCACAAGCGGTCACCAGTGCCCATGGCACAGGCCAGTGCGTCGAAGACCCGCGCGTGCTCAGCCGGACGAAGGGAGACCCGTATCTCACTGGCGGCCACTACGGCGTGGTTGGGTTCGACCAATCCGCCGGCGCGGTGTCGGCCAGTGCGCGGCACGACAACGGTCGATGGAGCGTGGCCGATCCGCGCATGCCGAAGGCGAACGACCGGCTGACCTGCATCATCCAGTCGCTGGATGGCACCTGGCATCGGCCCTTCACCACCCTGGAGCTGGCCGCGCTGCAGAGCCTGGTGGACCCGGAAGAACAGTTGATCCTCGACGGCCTGAGCGACAGCGACTGGCGCGAGCGCATCGGCAACGCCGTACCGCCGGCCGCGGCCGAGGCCATCGCCGGCGTGATGGGTACAACGCTGCTGCTGGCCGAGGCCGGCGAAACCTTCATGCTCAGCAATACGCCGATCTGGGTGCGCCCGGTTGCGGTGGCGCTGAGCGTCGCACAACAGGAGGTGAACCCGTGAACACCGAACAGTTCATTCGCAACGCGGCCGCGCGCGGGCTCTCCCGCCGCGCCACACGGCTGGCCCTGGGCATCGGGCCCTGGGTATTCCGCGAAATGCTCAGCCTGATGCCGGACATCGAGTGGCCGGCGAAAGGCCAGTCGCTGGACCACAAGCGGGCTAACTCGCAGAAGCGGGGCTGCTGCACGCCGGCACTCGCCCACGCTCTGAACCAGGCCCGCCAGGCACGCAAGGAAAAGCACACCCACACCGTGCGCGGCCGAACCGGAACCCTCGAAGAGTTGGTCGACCTGCTGCCGAGCCCCGTCTCGGCCAGCACCGTTCGCCGGCGACTCGCCGCAGGCATGTCCCTCGAGGACGCGCTGCTCTCCCCACACCTACCGCCGAAACCAGGCCATCGTCCACTTCAGCAGGTGCAGCCATGACGACGAACCAGAACCACCCCGACGATCACCTTGCCATTGAAGCGCTCCACAGCCGCTATCTCGATGTCCTGACCGGACGCACCAGCGATCACCTCCTGATGTTCCAGGATGAGGCCTACGCGCTTGGCCGCGCCCGCGGGCGGCTGGACGTGTTCCGTTTCGACCTGCACCTGGAGCGCCAGCGCCGGTTCAGCGAACGCACGTTCGGGCCTGGGTCGCGCGCCGCCGGCGTCGTCGACCACATCCGCAAGGAGTTGCGCGAGATCGAGGAAGCCCCTGGCGACCTGGCCGAGTGGATCGACGTTGTGATCCTGGCCCTGGACGGGGCTTGGCGCACCGGCGCCACTCCCGCGCAGATCATCGACGCCCTGCTGGCCAAGCAGGCGAAGAATGAGGCGCGGTCCTGGCCGGACTGGCGCACGGTGCCGGCCGACAAGGCGATCGAGCACGACCGCACTGGGGATGCTCCGGCCGTCGCTTACAGCGATCCACGGTCAGGGGAAATCACCTGGAGCGCCAACGGAGAGGACTGGCACAACGAGGATCTCTCAGAACTCATCACCAGCTACGACGAGTTGCAGGCAGGCTCCACCGTGTACTTCGGAACGAAGCGCTACCTCGATCCCGCTGGCTTCGTCGATCCGGACAGCCTGATCAGCAGCATGAACGACAACGCCAGTTGCAGCGATGCCGGGGAATGGGTGGACGACTGGCCGCAGGCCAGCAAGGAAGCAATGGCCGACCTGGGAAGCTTCCTGCGCGGCTGGGCCAGGGCGAACTGCCCGCCGGACTTCTATCTCGTCGACGGGGTTACCAGTTACACCCTGACCGAGGCCGATATTCAGGAGGCGCGCGGAGAATGACCCAGCGCATCTACCTCGCCGGCCCCATGACCGGCCTGCCGGAACACAACTTCCCCGCCTTCCACGCCGAAGCCGCGCGCCTGCGCAGCCTCGGGTACCAGTTCGAGAACCCCGCCGAGCACGGCGAGATTCCGGGCTTCGAGTGGGCCGACTACCTGCGGCTCGACCTGCAGAAGCTGCTCACCTGCCAGGCAATCGCCCTGCTGCCCGGCTGGATGGATTCGAAGGGCGCCAGGCTGGAGTTCACCGTAGCCACCAACCTGGGAATGCGCGCTCTGCACGCGGAGCACATCACCGGTCCTGCGGAGATACCGACATGAAGAGCCAGGCCCCGCTGGTGCAGAGCGAGGCCGAACTCTGCGCGGCGTTCATCGACGAGTTCAACCGAGTCCCCGGCTGGACCTGCTACCCGGAGACTGCCGGGTTCGACATCCTGGTGGTCCACGAGGATGGCCGGCAGATCGGCGTCGAGGCCAAGTTGCAGTTGAACGCCAAGGTGGCCGACCAGATCCTGCCGCAGTACTGGCAAGACCGGTACGGGGCGCCAGGGCCAGATCACCGCCTGGTCATTGTCGGGCGGATCACCGAGGCCAGCCACGGAATCGCGCGCCTGCTTGAAATGTGCGGCATCGCAGTGCTCGCGCCGTCCCGCGGACACCGTCGGCGCGACGGCAAGTTCGTCGACTTCCCCGAGTTCCACTTGCGCCACTGGCTCCAGCACATGAGCGAGCCGCAACTGTTCGACTGGAACCCCGCGGAACGCTGCCATGTCCCGATCGTGGTCCCCGACGTGCCCGCCGGCGTTCCGGCGCCGCTGCGGCTCACCCAATGGAAGGAAGGCGCGCTGAAGGTGATCGCCACGCTACGCCGCCAGGGCTTCATCACAACGAAGCAGATCGCCGAATGCGGCGTCAGCGCCACGAACTGGACACGATCCTGGCTCGACAAGGGCGCCGAGCGCGGCACCTGGGTTGAGTCGCCCCGCATGCCAGCGTTCGACCAGCAGCACCCCGAGGCCTTCACCAAGATCCAGCAGGCGCTGGACAAGAGCGCCCAGCCCACCCTCTTCACCTGAGCCAACCATGCCCAACTACTACCCCAAGGGCGGGCGCTGCCGCGCCTGCGAGCGACGCCTGGACGACTGTTCGAGCCTCGACTTCAGCAACATGCCGGTCCACCGCCGTGACGGCCCCGACGTGATCGTCATCTGCACCGAGTTTCGACAGCTCAACCACGGCAGGTCCTTACGAGTAAACCCCAGGAGGAGCCATGGCTGAGCCCCATGTCGACTACCGGATCAGCGCCGCCGACGCGCACGAACTGGCCGGCGCCGTGCTTCTTCCGGCGGACCTGCGCCGTCAGGTGCTGGAGAAGATGGCCGCCCAGCGCGACCCGGCCACCATGCTCGACCTGTTCGCCCAGGTGCTGGGCATGGCCAACGCCGTCGCCGAGAACTGCCGAGCGATGGTCGAGTTGATCCTCATCGAGCACGGCGAACATCCGCACACCGCGGAGCAGGCGAACCTCTCGACGATGTTCGGAGCGCTGCAGGGCGTTGTCCTGGCCGCAACGGTGAACCCTCGCGGCACGTGCGCCGGCTGCGCCTATCGACTCGGCACCCCGGCGAACACCTCGCCGGTCACCACCTCCGATGCCATCTACTGCCGGCAGGAACTCAGCCGGTTCTACTGCCACGCCGACCTGGACGACCAGGGCAACCCAGTCCGCACCTGCGTCGGCCACGCCAAAGCCATGAAGCAAGACGCCACGAAATGAACCGCCCCACCATCTGCCGCACCACGGGCCAACGGATAGGCCTGTGCAAATGCTTCCGCTGCCGGCCGCCGGCGCCGGAGCAACCGGAGACACCGCAATGTCCTCTACCCAACACCAACTGATCGAGCAATGCGCCACCCGCCTACGCGGCATCGTCGAAGCCCTGGACAACATCCACGACAACACCCCGCACCGCTGGTCGACGGACCTCGACGACGTTCACTCCTCAGCCGAGAGCCTGCTGGCCCTGATCAAGGACCAGGCGCCGGCTCGATCGGAAGCCAGCTTCGAAGAGTGGCTGGCCAACGAACTCGAGGGCGAGGACGGCCAGCCTGTTCCGGCTGCGGTCTGCGACATTGCCCTCGCCCGCCGAGCATTCAACCACTGGCCCAAGCTGGAACAGCCAGCCAAGGTCGGTGGCGTCCGCTTCAGCGCCGGCGTGTCGTCTCGGCTGGTAGTCGAAGCCGCCCAGCGGCTGTACGAGTTCGAGTCCACTCCGGAGAAAGAGGCGGAGCGCATCGAGCGGCTCCAGGCGTTTCGCGAGCAACTCGACCCACTCAACCTCGCCCCGCATGCGGAAGCGTTCAACGAAGCTCCCGATGAAGCACTCAGGCCTGAGCAGGCAGAGGCGGAGCGGCCGGAGGTGGTGGGCTACCGCATCATGCGCGCTCAGGCCGATAAGATTTATCAGCGCGTGGACAAGGCCGCCGCCGAATACGAAGCCGGCCGGAGCGCGCTGGGCTACATGGAGGACATCGCAGAAGCCGCACTGTGCCTTCGCAATAGGCTCGACGATCTACTCGCCGCCGCACCCACCCAGGCTCAGCACAGCGTGCCGGAAATATCTGGCATCGGTCGCGATGCCGAACATCCCAGAGCTGTAGTGCTGTATCTGCGTAACGAACCCAGCGAGGAAGATATGCGAGCAATTCAGAACTTTTTGCGCGCCATATCCGCCGACGTGCTCACACAGGCTCAGCACAGCGCGGGCTATGCCGAAGCTCGCCAGTGCGTGAACTGCCGGCACATCGGTATCAACGACGCCGCCGACTACGCCGCTTGCCACGATTGCCGATGGACTGGACCGGAACCCGATGAGGACAAGTGCCCAGGTTGCGCGGGCGAGAACTGCATGGCGGCAGCTTGCCCAGAGTGTGGGGGCCGTTACGAGCTGGTCGCTGAGGCGAAAATCTCCACCCCGGCCGCCCAGGCTGGGCAGGTGCCGGAAGAATGCGCGCCTGGCACTTACGCCATCGACTACCTCGACAACTGGGATGGCGAAGGTGATCGCTACTTCTGCATTGCCGAGAAGACTGCTGACGGGAAATGGATTCGCCAGGAAAGCGGCCAGGAACTGCTGGAGTACAAAGGTGACGCGATTCTCGCGGCATGGCTGCTCGCCGCATCCGAGGCGCAGGAGCGTGACAAATGATCGAGCTTCGCCCTATCACTCGAGACCTGGCCGACCATTTCATTCGGCAACACCACCGGCACCACAACGTGCCGGTCGGAGCGCTCTGGCGTCAGGCTGTCCATGACGATGACGGAAACCTGGTTGGTGTCGCCGTAATTGGCCGCCCTGTCGCTCGAGCAGCATGCCGGAGAATCGACTCCATGTTCGGCACGTAGCTGCTCTCCGAGCCGTGGAACGACCAGATGCCGAACTTCCCAGCGCTGCCCACCTGGTGGTCGAGTTTCACCGACCAGCCCTTGAATCGAATCACCAGCATCACCGAGCTCCGTAGGAAAAGGCCGTAGTCTACTCCTACTGGCATGCTCTGTTGGCAGCCAGCAGTTGGGCTTCATACCCGATCCGCTGCCGCCGCTCGGCCAGCAGCGCACGGACCTTGGTCTGGAGATCGTCGCTCTTCTTCAGCCCAGCCGCTGCCCAGGCCGGCACCTCCACCGCCGGCACCCGGCACGGCACCGCCACCGGCACTTCTACGCGCACCGTGCGCGGCTCAGGCTCGACCTGGCCGGCGCATCCCGCCAGCGCGAACACCACCCCCAGCACCTGCACCACCTGCACCTTTCGGCTGCACCTGCCGAAAATCGCTGCACCTGCAGTCTTTCGCCACGCCTGCAGTTTCATAGGCCCAACTCCTGATCAACGACCGCCTCGGCGGCCGCACACTCCTCGCCGGCGGTTCGCTGACTCAGCAGGCGATTGGCTGCTGCATACTGCTCGGCGGCCTGCTGTCGTCCCTGCTCCAGCGCATGGGCTGCCTCCCTGGCCCGCTGTTCGCCGGCCAGTCGCAGCGCTGCGACCTGCCGGACCTGCTCCGCCACTGCGGACTCCAACTCTCCCCGGGAGGCACGGCAGGCAGCCAGATCCGCGCTCGCGGCATCCAACTGCGGCCGGTAGTGCCGCGCGCCGAGCCAGACACCGCCGGCGGCGCCGAGGCCGACCAGTAGCAGGCAGGCCAGCGCGATCGAAATCGCGCGGGCCGAGATCACGACAGCACCGCCTTGGCCCGCTCCCACAGCGCCAGGCGCTCCGCCTGGCCGTTCGTGCCGCCGTTGATGCGCCGAGTGATGGCGGCGAACTCGCCGCGGTCGGCCAGCTCGTTCAGGCCGTGCGTCGACCACCACCAGGCCGCCGAGATCGCCGCCCACTCCGGCTGCTCGAGCAGTTCGGGTTCCTGCTCCAGCGGCTGGCCCAGCCCGGTGCCGGCGGCGCGGTAGTTCGACCGGCCGGTGATCTGCAGCAGCCCGCGCCCGCGGAAGCGCCAGCCGTCGCCGGACGCCTCGTCGCCATTGCCGTTGCGCGAGGCGTAGGCGTTGTTGGCGATGGCTCGGGGGTTGCGCGCCAGGCGCTGCGCCAGGGCGTTGGGCTGGCCGTCGGCGCCGAGGTACCGGCTCGGCCAGGTCGCAGCCATGCCTTGGGCGCTGTAATTGAGGTTCTCCACCAGCCGGGTCAACTGGCTGCTCTCGTGGCCGACCTGGGCGAGGAATGCCGCCGCGCGCACCGGCGACGTGATACCGAACCGCGTCATCCCGCGATTCAGGGGTCCAACATAAACGCCGGCGCGAGGGCCGGCGTTCGGGAGGATCTGCAGCAACTGCTGCTCAGTGATAGGCATGTGAGCTCCAGAAACGACGAAGCCCGCGCAAGGCGGGCTTTCGTTCGTCGATAGGTGTTGTCAGGCTGGTAGCTGATCCGGCAGAGGATACCTGGCCTTGATCTCCTCGACCTTCGCGACCCAGGCGCGGTAGTCCGGCTCGGTGCCGGCCTTGATCGCATCGAATTCAGCCTCGGTCTTGAGCGGGTCACTTTCCAGTCGGTAGGCATTTGCCCGCGCCGCGGTTGCGGCATCGTACTCAGCCTGCCTGCGTTCTTGCGCCTGCTGTTCGGCGGTCTTTACCTTGCTCCAATCGATCATCGCGGTAACTCCACCGGGCCATCGGCCTCGATCAGCAACGGCTCAGGGAAACGAGCGGCGGCACTGGCATCACCAGACAGCGGGAACCGCAGGCTCAGTTCCAGCCGGTCGGCACGTCGCACTGCGGGACCAGCGAACCACTCTGATCCAATCGCCTCAGCCGGCAGTTCACCACCCTCCGGTAGCGGTGTGAAGTCGAACGACTGGCCGTTCACAGTGAGCACATCGCCAATCCTGACCAGCGACAGGTGCTCGTCGCTGCCTGGCAGTGGTGCGTACGGTGACAACTTGATGATCATCAGAACCATCTCCCTACCAAAGTGAAAATCAAACGATTGGTGGCCAGTGCGTCCTGAAGGATGAAGAACAATGTCGAGCCGTTTGCATAGGCAACTTTCAGTCCGTTTGCCACAGAAGGGTTGCTCACATGCGACGCCCAACTCACGCTGACACCGGTGCTCCAATTACCCAGAAATGCAGCCGGCAGGGGCAGTGATATAGACGTATTTGGCTGCTGACTACCATCACCCAACAACGTGACTATGCATATTTGCGTTCCATCAGCGAACCTCACGAACTCACCATTCGCGTTGCTGCCGCGTTGGATTACTGCCCCGGTAGGCGCTCCGCTCGACTGCGAAACAGCGCCGAGAATACTGTCTCGCGAATACAGCGCGCCCGAACTACCAAGCGCTTCGCGGACAGCCGCACTGCCGAGGCCGAGATCCCCCCGCGCTGCCGCCGCATTTGCAGAGAGCGCCCAGGGCTTGATCCCCGCCAGGGTTGCCCCCCACTGGTTGGCGATCAAGTTGAATCGATCCGACAGGTCCTTGTCGTAGCCCAGGATCGGCGCCACTGCATAGGGCTGGCCGCTGGCCGTGCTGCCCTGGTAGTTTGGCGTGATCGAGATGACCGTCGAACTGGCGACGTTTGTGACCTCGTACCAACGTCCATCGGGTCCGCGAAATGCATCGCCGACTCGGGCATTGGACGAGAACTGTGTGCCGGCACCGGTAACGGTCGGGCTATTTGCGGTCACCGCTACTGTGCCACTGGAATACCAAGCCATACGGCCTCCTAGTAATCACGCCATAACTAAAAGCGGAGTGTTAAACGGAACCTGGAAAGCAGGTTGACTACCACCCGGCATGTAGGCTGTCACGTATATGTGTGAATTCCCTGAGAATACAAACCCTATGCCCACGTCAGAAGGATCAGGCGTATGGCCTGTTTGCGCATTGAAATGACTCACTAAAAAATATGCCCCACCCCACGTCCACGGAGTAGCCCAAGTGTTCAACGTATAACCAGGCAGCGCGCCTGTATCCCTGCCAGCGTAGTTCCAATTCTGGCTTCCACCTAAATATCGAGCAATTTGACGATTGCTATCAAATACAACTCGTGACTCATTATCGAATACCTGCATTCCCCATCCAGAGGTTCTAGGCAAATACACGGCACAGGCTTTCCACTTACCGCCATACGCAACTCCAGTCATTGCCGAGAACACAAGTTGAGAGAACGTGAACCCGGTCCAGCTACCGGGAACTCCCACATGCTTAAAAAAAGATATTAGATGGGAACCGTTTGGCGAGAAGAATACAAACGGAGGAACTACGCTAGCTATAGGTGCGGGATACGTGACACTCCCTCCGCTGTATGTTCCTTCTGCAACGACATGCATGCATGGGTGATCTTGATCGATTATTACCTGACCGTAATCACCTACAAACTTCACACCGTAACTCATGAGAACATCACCGCATATAATGTATATATAGAGTTAGACGAACCATTTCGCACAAATGTTATAGTGGATCCAGACATTGTGTATGACGGTATATATGCATAGGGATTCCCCTCGACCGTTAAGAACAGCACTCCCCTTGATGAATCGAACCCCGGCACAGCAACCGACATACCTTGCGAAACACTTCCTATAACCAGTCGATACACCATGCGCATGGCGTAAGAGGAACTATCTAACACAATGCTACCGCTAGCGTTGCGCTGCCGAATCCCGAAACTCATACATCCAGATTCCCAATCTGGACTCGTAGAACTAAGTTTCCGTCATACACTTTGATCGCCTCTGCCGTTTGCCGCATAAAACCTCCGCTAGTGGAACTGTTCATCGTCAAGCTCCCCGCTTTATCCAGCTTCCAGAGCGGCTCGCCGTTGGCACCTAGGGCTGCCGACTGGATCACGTTGCCGATCTTCGCGTTGGTGATCGATCCGTCCTGGATCATCGCGTTGTTGATGAACATCTGTCCGCCGATGATCGAGACCGGCGCCACGGTCTGCCCGCTGGAACTGTTGAACCAGAGGAACCGATCAGCCTGAAACGCCATGGTCGTCACGCTCGTACCGCTGTCGAAGCCCAGTTGCCAGCCAGCGGC